TGCACTATTGGCAGCAGTTATATTTGCATTAATTGCAGAGATCAAGTTTGCTTGTGTAGCTGCATTGCTATAAAGAATTGTGATGTCGCTTGCTTGACTCGCAGCATTTGAAGTAAGAGTAGAAATTGCACTATTTGCCGCTGTGATATTTGCATTAATTACAGAGATCAAATTAGCTTGTGTAGCTGCATTGCTATAAAGCGCAATAATAGTGCTATCGGTTGGAAGATATACACCAACATTAGAATTGCCATATGTGCTGCTTTGTGCAATACCAGTTAGATAGTATCCATTACCAATATGAAATGCAGCATTGATATTACCTGCATAAGTTGGCAGATAAGAAGCAACATTTGAGTTACTGTATGCTGTACCAGAGGTTACCGTGTTGCCACCAATAAGCAATGATCCATTGGCAACTTGAACAGCAGTTCCACCAATATAAATTGTATTGTTACTTACATATAAACTTTTCCATTGATTAGCAATACTGCCTAAACTATATACTGCATTTCCAGATGGAAGAATATTGCCAGTAATGTTAATATCAGTTACAATACTATTTGCAAGATATGCAGCAACATTTGTATTACTATAATTTGATATAACGCCGCTTAGATAATACCCATTGCCGCTATAGTATGTTGCGCTAACATTACCACTTGCGTTTATATTACCGCTTGCAATGATACTATTTGCATATTCAGTTTTAGAAATTGTTTCGTAATTTTGAGTAATAATATTACCAGTTACAAATAAATTTCCACTTACAGTCAAATTACCTGCAGTAATATTTCCACTATAATTATTAGCAAAATATGCAGCACTGTTGGCATTAGCATATGTTGCCAAACTAGTTATAGCAGTTGATTGTAAAGCAGCATTTGAATATAATTGAGTTAATAAATTAGTACCATTTATATTCAAATTTCCGTTGTTGTCTATGGTAAGAGATGCGCCATCAAGAATAATAGCATTGCTAATATAAAGATTACTCCAACGATTGGATGAATTACCCAAAGTAAAATAATTGTCAGTTGTTGGATTAACATTAGCGTAAATATTTCCAATAGCAGCATTAACATTAGTATAAAGAATACGCTGACCGCCTGGCGTAATGCCGTCCATAACATATACATAATCTGTTGTTTCATCAATTACCAATTCACCGTTGTGTCCAACGAGATTACCAATTGCTAACGGGCTTAATTTACCAAAATAACGACGCAGAGCCATGCTTATTTCCTAGTATCTTATATTTACCATTAGATTAATGTTTATTAACCCATGATATAGTTGCATATCAGGTAGGTTTGCAGTGCAGTCAAAAAGATGTTGCAGCGCAATAAATAGTGGCGTATAATGCATAACAAGTGGAGAAAAAACATGAATACCATCGTAAAACGCATAGCAACAAAGATAGCAAAATATAATCGTTATCGTCGTACTGTTATTGAACTAAGCAATCTAACTAATCGTGATCTTGCAGATATTGGAATTTCACGCTGTGACATTCCTCGTGTTGCACAGATGCAAGTAAGTCGTTAATAAGGAGATTAACATGACACCTGGCTGGCCTGAAATCAGAGAAAGATAATAAAAAACCCCCTTTTCAGGGGGTTTTTCTTTATTAGGACTTTAAACCAGATTACTGGAATGAGAGGTTGCTTACAGCAATTTCACTTAGGTAATCGGCTGCGTTACCGAATGAACTTGCTGGGTTAGTAAGTTCAACGAATCCGTAACGAGTCATGAAGCCAACAACTGGCTCGAATGTTGATGGATCAAGGATCACACCAGAAGACATTAGAGGGATGTATGGGCAATAGAACGCTGCTGCGTCTGCTTCGCTTGAACCTTTGTAACCAACTAGAACTGGAATAGTGTCAGTTGCATAGCTGTCAACATAGATACGCATTGCGCCGTTTAGAGTACCAACGAACTTAGTGTTTGTTGGAGCTTCAAAAGCGCCTTCAGTAGTACGAGCGAAGGCTGAAGTAGTTGCACTCTGTAGAACAGTTAGAGCAGCACTTGAAACAACAGCCCAGTTACCTGCACCACGACGAGTGCGCTGTGCAATTAGGTTAGCAGCACGGTTGATTAGAACTGCTAGAGCAGCATGTTCGTCACCAACGAATGTTGCAGTACCACTTACAGTAGCTTGGTTGAATGTATATTCAGTTGCAGCTAGTGAGCGTAGGCTGTAAAGGATTTCTTGATCGATTTCAGCAGTGATTTCTTGTGCCAAAGCTGCCATAATTTCAGCTTCGATATCAAGACCATGCATTGCTTGAGCGTCTTGAGCAGCTTCAAAAGTCCAACGAGCTGAGAGCTTACGAGTCTTAGCTTCAACTGGTTGCTTTAGAATTTGCACATTCAAACGACGACCAGGAGTACCTTCGAGAGCACCAGTTGCGCCAGGGAAACCGTCACCATTAACGCCTGCTGCAGCACCTGAATAACCGCTAGCGATCTTGAAAGGTGAAAGTGCTTCGTCACCTGCTGCAGCGTTAGTACCAAACTGGCCTGAACCAGTTGATGTAAAGCTATCAGCATAACGAACACGGAGTGTGTGAATCTGTGCTACAGGTCCAGTCATTGGCTGTACACCAACGATTTCGTTGGCAATAACAGTCGGCATAACACGACGGATAACAGGTAGAATTACACGGTTTAGAGTAGCGACATTACCTGCAGCAGTACCACCTGCTGTAGCATTTTCCGCTAGATACTTCTTGGTATTTTCCAATACCATAGACATTGTTGTACGACGATTACCGCTTAAGCCTTCGAGTAGGGCTGCTTTGGTTTCGTCCCAACGGCCTTCAATTAGTTCTTGTGTCATAGGGTCTTCTCCAATTTTTAATTTCTTATTAGTCCAGCCAGACGCTTCATTTCAACGATGTTGTTTGAACTCTGATCAGGTTTAACAGTACGGTTACCAGTTACTTCAGTATGACTTTCTGCAATTACCTGCTTTGAAACAGGAGCAACTACAGCGTTGCCTTCCATAACATGGTTCAAATACTTTTTAAATGCTGCGTCTAGTTTGTCTGTTGGGACTGATTCCAGCAGTGTTGACATCACAGCGGCTTTGTCTTTGCTTAATGTCTTAAGCAAATTGTTGAGTTTACCGTTTCTTTCCATGTTTTCATTGATACGACGGATTTCTTGGTTTTTTACCTTAACTTCAGTCATTGCACGAGCTTCGGCATCGCGAGCTTCACTAATTTGATTAGACATTTCGTTAATCTTTTTAGTAAGTTTCTTGATGTCAGCGCGTTCGTTAAGATAACTTGCGCCGAATTCAGTTGCAAAAGCTTCGAAGATTTTGCGACCAAAGTTATTTTCTTTGGCTTCTTGAATATCGGTCTTGAGTTGATTTAATTCTGAACGCAAATGATTTGTTACAGTGTTTTCAACCAATGAACTTGCTTTCTTAACAAAACTTTCACGAAGAGCTTCAAGCTTCTTGCGGCCTTCAGTAACAACTGCTACCTTAGTGCGAGCAAGATCAATCTTATCTTGTGTAAATTCTGAGATTTCAGCCTTAAGATTAGTAGCAACAAATGCTTCTAGTTTCTTAATTGTGTTTTGCATTGTAGCACGATCACTGCGAAGTTCAGCAATTTCGCCAGCTAGTGATTCTGATAGATAGCTATCAAAATTCTTTGCCTTCTGCATCATTTGCTGTGTGAACTTCACACGATCTTCTGTAACTGCTTCACGCTCTGCAGCAATCTTACGAACTTCTGCAGTTAGTGATTCGTTAACCATCTTGTCCAGAGCTTCAACCATAACAGCGCGGTCATGTGAATAACGACCTGCCATTTCATCACGGATTTCTGTACGAATCTGCTCACGAGCTTCTGAAAGTTTCTGATTCCAGCTTTCTTCCAGAGCCTTACGAGTATCTTCGTTCAGGATTCCGTTATCTAGTAATGGTTTTAGAGCTTCGAACATTAATTTCTCCCGAACTTATATTTTCAATTCAGTAACAAATTTACGGATTTCTTCCTGTAAATATTTCTGAACTCGTTGATCTTTGTTTAAATCTTTAGCCATATCTAATACACGATGTCCACCTTTCATATTCATGAGTCCTTCATAGACTGCAGTTGGGTAGGCATTAGGTGCACTAGGTTGTGCTACTATATCAACAGTAACGATATCAAAATCGCTAACTGCGCCGTCGTGTTCATTAACATTACCTGATCCACGACTGCTTACTCCTAGTTTTACACCACTTTCTAACATGGTGCGAACTAAATTACCCATTGGGGTGGGCAAAATTTTCATCTTTCCAAAACCATTTGGTCCGTCTAACCACATTTCTGTAATCATATGACTTACACGGTCAAGATTGATGCGTAGGTTGGTTGGATGATCTACTTCACCCAACACACTATAACCTGTTTTAATTTGCTTATTGAGTGTTTCAATAGCACGATTGATTTCGGTGATAGGATATACACGACTGTTAGCGTTTTTCACACCACCTTGGATACAAATGCCTTTCAGATAAAGGTTTTTGCCTTCATCTGAATGACTCATTTCCATTTTAGCCTGATCGTAACTAAGATTTTCGATAAGCAAATTACTCATTATTATTCCTTATTAGCGAGGTAGAACATCTTTCTTATTGATGTTTGGACCGCCGCCTGTTGCAAACTTGCCTTCTGCGCTTTGTGGCTTCTTAGCATTTGAAAAAGCCTTACCAGCGTTTGCGCCTGGAGTGTTTAGAAACTTACCATTGCCTGGAAGCTTGCCTTCGCCCTTGCTATATTCGTTACTTGGCCCTTTATAAGTCTTGCCATCTGGGTCTTCGTTTGAGTCGCCACGAACTAGATTCTTTGCAGTTCCGCCCATGTCGTTCTTACCAGCAACTACGCTCTTCTTTTGTGTTGAAGACTTGTAGCTATTAACTGCACCAACTGGTGAACCTTCGCTGTTTCCTGGACTTGAAACTTTTTCAACATACTCACGAACTACGCCTTCTTCTGGTGTATCCATGCCCTGATGTTCTGGTTCTTCTGCTTCTTGTGACATTAGCTTTTCAAACTCAGCTTTTAGAGCATCAAGTTCATCTTCGAAACTTGCAAGATCGCCTTTAGTTGCTGGTTCGTCATGATCGCCCATGCCATCATTATCTGAATCTAGGCTATCATCTTCATCGTCGTCGCCCATTTCCATACCATCATCGCCCATGTCCATATCGTCATGGTCCATGCCTTCATGATCTGCTTCGATATCATGCATCATGTCATCTGTCTGGTCCATGCTGTCGCCAGCTTCGTCCATGTCATGATCCCAATTTTCTTCCATTTCTTCTTCCATTTCTTCAGCAACAAGTTCGTTGTAAAGATCACGGCTCTTTTCGACAACGAGGTTATGGAATAGTTCCTTGGCCTTGTCGGTTTCATCATTGATGATGTATTCAATAAGTTGTTCGTAACGACTACGCATATGTTAAACTCCTGTTGGGTTTTGTCCTATGTTTATATTTAATAAGACGCTGTAAATACCTGTTCAAATAGATTGTTTTTGACGATTTTGTGAATTTTAGGCTGGCGGTGCTGCTGCAGTAGCGCCATATTGCTGACGAACTCTAGTCATTTGTTCAGCATACTCTACATTGCGTTGATCATTCATCTTACGAAGTTGATTAATTTGTGCCAGTGTAAGTCTAGTTTTACGAAGATCGGTCATTTTTGTAGTACTTTGATCACGGCTAAGGTCTTGAAAAGCCCCGTTCTCATCATTAAACATTTCGTTTAGTACCATTATAAAAATCTCCAGTAAATTATTTAGCGTTATTAACCGCCACCAAGTGCTGCGCCAGCAGTAGCGCCACCTGCAGCACCGCCGCCAGCACCGCCAGTTGGACTTGGAGCACCTGCTGCACCAATTTCGCCGCCTGGTTCTGGAGGAGGACCGCCCTCTAATCCGCCTTCTTGACCAGTAGCTTCAATATCACTTAGCGTTTCAAGGTCAGTATTAATACCGCCAGGCGTTACGCCTACTGTACGAAGATCACTGCCTTGCATTGCGCTTTCTGGAGTTTTTTCGCCACGCTCTTCATGCCACATCTTATCGTTTTCTGCCATTTCAATCTCGCTAAGACCAAGATATTTCTTCATCATGAATCTCTTACTAAGAAACTCAGTAGCAACGATTTGAGTAAATGCACCAATTCTGCTGGTGTTTAGCTCAATTTCACGATAAGCAGCAAAGTTCTGTGGCTCATTAAAGCGCAATTCAAAGATAGAGTTATCAAGATTGAATCCACGCCATTTTAAAAATAATTTAAATTCTGTATCAAACTTTGGAGAAATGTATTTTTGTAAACGCTTGCAATATTCATTGAAACGATATTCTTGAATAAGTGCCGTTGTTACTTTGCCATCACTAAATGCGCGTTCACTTTCTTCTGGACCTGTCGGAAGATAAGAACTAGGTATACGAAGAGCACGATACATCTTGTTAGTAAAGAATCGTAAATCATCAATCTCGCCTAGATTTTGACCGCCAGGCAACACTTCAACAGATGAACCACGACCTTCTGCTGTTTGTGGAAAGAAGAAATCTTCGTTCATGCTCATTGGATTATAGGAAGCATCCATAAGATTGCTACCACCACCACTTTGTGTAGGTATGCGGCGTTGATTGATTTCATTCTTAACACGCTCAACAAATTGCATTGCAAGATGTGCTGGCATATTACCAACATCAATCTTAAACATGCGGCGTTCAGGAGCACGAGAGATACGATAGATTAGAATAGCGTCTTCTAATAATTCTTTTTGCTTGAATACTTTAAAGATAGCTTCAAACAGACTAACGCCAAACGGCCAGTTAACATCTAAACCTTCTGTCAAACTCAAATGAACAATATGTTCTGCTGCAACAGGAAACTCGTTGTTACCTGCACCAAAGCGAGTATTAGGTGAAAATAATTCACCACCAGCAGTATAACTTCTGCTGCCGCCCATATAAGGAGCAAATGCATAACTGTCATTTGGACCAGGCGGTCTTGTAATAGTATTGTTCTGTAGATTAGGATTCAAGTCACGGATATAATAGATTTCTGGAACCTTGCCTTGACTTTCATTGACAATAACTTTAGATACGCGATTCATTTCAGTCCAGAACCATTTATAAGTTTCTGGGTCACGAACAAATACTTGATCACCATATTTCAGCGTATTACGGAAAATTTTAAACATGCGCTGGTCAAATTCATTTAACTTATACCAAGCAATAAGTTGTTCTTTTAGAATCATTGTTTCATTTTCAGTAGCATCTTCATGAAAATGTAACTGAAAAGCTGTTCTGGTATCTTCGTTTGTTTGTGTGCAGAACTCACTCAAGATATCCATTGCACTATTTGCTTCGCTATCTAAATCCATGTTCTCGTATTGAGTATAACGATCAATACGATTAGGATGACCGCTGTAAACATCTGGTAACATGCTTTGATAGTTGCGATATGCAGCATTTGCTTGTGAACCAAGATAGTTATAACTGCTATAATCAGTTACACTGCCATTAACTGGGCTGTATGCACCATCACTTACAATACGCCAATGCTTTTTCCACGCCATATTTCTAATCCTCGTAGGATATTTATTGAAATATACAGCTATTACATTATTCTTAGGCTAGTAGTTTCTGTATGGGTAGCCACGCTGCTAGTCAAACTAATTAATTCAGCTACTTGGCGATTTAAAATTTCAAGTAACTCATCTGTTCTAGGTTCACGAACCATCAACTCTTCCACTGGTGTAACCTTAGTTACAAGGTTATCCATAGATTCTTTTGTTCCTGTGTTATTTTCAAGAAGCTTTGAAAACTGTTCAATTAAAGTATTGCTTAGACTTGAAAGATCACTGCCAAAACTAGAGATGTTATCAGATATAGTTGTATCTGGGTTTTGTGGAACTGTATCATCAACTTTCTTTTGAACAAATGGGTCAAAAATATGGTTAATAGAATCAATATAACTGCTTATAGTGTTTTCATTGTTTGTATTTGGATCAGTTTGTGTGCTATCTAAAAACTTACTGAACATATCGCCAGTCACACTGCTTGATTTAATAAAATCAGCTAGTGATCCAGTTTGTTCCATAATAGATTTCATCAATGAATCCATGCCATCACTCATTGGAGTCACTGCGTTAGTAAGCGAATCAGTTAATTCTGGCATTTGCTGAAGTAACATCGCAGTAGATTCATCAGTAGCTTGGCTACCGCTTGCGATAAGTTCCTTTATTGAACCACTAATGCTGCCTGAAATATTACCAATAAGTGTAGAAATATCGCCAGAGTTTATGCCAGAACTATCAGTAATCATTTTTGATATCTGATCTTGTATAGTGGCAGCTTGTTCTTTGCTTTGTGTTATCAGCGCAGAGATACTATCCGTTGGATTATTCGTATCCATCATTGATGAAATGGCATCTGTAACTTGTGTTATTCCATAAGTCATAGGGTCTACTGCATTTTCATCTGGAGTAACTTTTGGTGCTAATGTAGGAACAATATCTACAAATCGTGTAATCTGTGATTTAATTGCATCAAATGAAGATGCAGTATCGCTATCTTTTTTAACTAGTGGGTCAAATGCTTGATTAGCAGATTCTATATAACTGGCAATAGATTGCACTGTTGATTTTGCAAAATTTGTCATAGTGGAACTTATAGTGTTAACACTATTAGAAAAATCATTTATTCCAGTAGTAAGAGGAGTAAATGATGAAGTCATAGAACCTGTCAGCGAATTTAACGAATCTTGTGATATTTTAGTATCACTATTACTTGGTGCAACTGCAGGTTTATCTTTATTTGATAGCGCACCAATCGCTACTTCAAGAAGTTGTTTGAAACTATCGCCAGACATACCTGCTGGTAGCGGTATTACTGTTTCAGTGCCATGCAGTTTACTAAAGAATCCTTCTGCGCTGCCACTAAGAATGTTACCGCCAGCACTTCCATCGCCACCAAATATACTTTGCCACCATGATTTTTTTGGAACCTCTGGTTCTTTTTGTTTATCTGATTCATTTGGTGCAGTAGCAACAGTAGGCGATGGAGGATTTACTGGTGATGCAGTCATAAATGAGTCAACTTCACCAGCAGCAGCATTAATTGCTGCAAGCTGGTCTGCTTGATAATTTTTCTGTGCTGTTGCTAATGATTCTACTGTATACCCAGTTTTCTTAGCCATTTCTTCTACAGTAGTATTGTTGAGTTTAGCAAGTTCCTCAACTTTATCCATAGTCATTCTTGTAAGGTCATTGCCTAAATCTTGTTTTTCATTTGTTCCAATACCAAGTACTGAAAGAATACCAGTTTTTTTGTCAGATAGCTCTGTTTTACTAGCAATTGTTTGTCCTGTTTGTTTTTCTTGTTCAGTTAACTTGTCTTTATTTTTACCAGTCATAGTATCAACAACATCACTGAAACCTTTTGCAAATGCTAAGGTTGCTTCATTAATTTTGGTTAACGCACTCATATATGCGCCTAAAGAATCAGTTGTAATATTTTGTAACTTTACTCGTTGTTCCATTCCTTGCTGTTCTAATGTAGCAAGTTGATCAGTTGTAGTATCTTTTGTTTTTGGTGCTTCAGCTTGTCTTTGTAAAGTAGTTCGCAACTCTTCAATAGTAGCTGGAAATTTTAAAACTTCCTGATAACTATTCATAACATCAGTGGTTGCTTGTTGTAATTCTCCGCCAGCCATTTTGCCAGCAAATGCAGCATCGCCCATTGACTTGAAACCATCTATTATTGCATCTCTATTGCTAACCGTAGCTTCAAGTGCAGTATTTTCATTTAATGTGCCTGCTTTTAATGCTTCATATGTTTTGGATGCTACCTCAAATATAGCAGGATTTAATGTTTTTGCATAATTCATTGCTTCAGTTGTTATGTTACCATGGTTGGCAATTAACTCACGAAGCATATCACTGCCAAGTTTTGGCATTTTGTTCATGTTATCAGTAATTAACTGTGCAGATTGAGAATACTCGTTGGCAACAACTACTTGATACGACGCTTCTTGATTTTTTTTATCAATTTCGGCTGTTCTGACTCTAGCATCTTCACCAGTTATGTCAGCAATAATTCGCAAGTTTTTTGCATACTGTGCAGTTGCTTCTGCGAGCTGTGCATCACTTGCACCACCACCACCAACACTTTTTTTAATTCTAGCGCCAACATCTGCGATTAAACCTGGAATTTCTTCTAAACCAAATCCAAGTTTTTGAAATTGGGTAACATCAAGTTTTTTAGTAACATCTCCTATTTTTCTAGCACCTGCAGTAACTCCACCAAATGCTTGAGCAATGTTTTCCTTATTTTCTTTTAATGAAGCACTAAATGTTTGCACATCAAGACCTGCATTTTGTGATGCGTTCTTTAAACCAGTAAAACCATCAGCAAAAACTGCGCCACTGTTGCTTGCTGTTTTAAATGCAGCAGATACCATCTGTACTTCTTTGTTCATAAATGGCATTACTTTGCCAACAGCTTCAGTAGCTGCAGCGGCTGCGTTTAATGCACCACCTAAAAATTCCAAACCTACTACGACAGGTGCCATTTCTGGACCAAGTGCTAGAAGTCCAGGCGCAGCACTCATGAGTCCTTTGCCAACAGCAGACATGCCAGAACCAGCAGCGTCAACTGCCATTGTAGCAGTGTCAAGTGCCATATCAAGACCATTACTAGTTCCTTGATATGATTTTAACATTCCTCCAGCAAAACTTGTTAATCCACTGGCGGCAGCACTGATAGATTTTACAAATTTACCATTTAATATTTCATTTGTAGCAATTGTGTCATTGGTTATTTGTTCCTGTGCAGAGATATAAGCATCTGCACTTCTTCTAAACTCTGGAGGAACAGCACTTTTTGTTTGATCATTTAGTAACTTTAAACTAGCTCTAGTTTCTTCCGCAGTTGCCTTGCCTTTTTTCTGAGCATCAAGAAGTTCTTTTTCGCGTTCCTTACGGTCTCTCATTAACCGTGAATATGATTTGGCTAAATCAGTATCATCTTTAATACCTAGTGCAGCAAGATCAGTTTTTTTCCTCATTGATTCAAGGCTTGATTCAAAACCAGTAAATCTTTCGCTTATTGAACCTATCTGTTTTGAAAAAATTTCATATTCTGCATCACTTATTACTGGCATTTTAATTTCACCGTTTTTTTCACTTGTTAAATACTATCAGAGTGTCAATTATTATTTATGGAAGTAAAAAACATGCAATCAATGAATCTCGCAGGTAACCCACTAAGTGGGCATTTTCGTCAACCTAGTATCTTTGTCAAGCTGCCAAGCGGCGGAAGATATTGGGCACCACAAAGTTTAAATTTACCAGCCAATGGCGAAGTTGGTGTGATGCCAATGACAGCCAAAGATGAAATTATGTTGCGCACACCAGACGCACTAATGAATGGACAAGGGATTGTCACTGTAATTCAAAGTTGCTGCCCTGCCATTGTCAACGCATGGGGAATGCCTACCGTTGATGTAGATACGCTGTTAATAGCAATTCGTATTGCTACCTATGGCGATAAGATGGATATGGACAGCGATTGTCCTAATTGCAAGCATGATAATCGTCACCAGTTAGAACTTGGTCCTGTTCTTATGAAGGTTCGTTCACCTGATTATGATAAGACAGTTGAAGTTGATGGTTTAACAATTAAATTTAAACCTACTAACTATCTACAAAGCACAAAAAATAACATTGCTAGCTTTGAAGAACAAAAGATTATTCAGTTACTGAACAACGAAGACCTTGACGCCGACACTCGTAAAGCACAATTTGATGTGCATCTTAATAAGATCATTGACAGCAACACTAATATTTTAAGCATGAGCACAGAAAGTATTACTACTGAAAGCGGTGATGTTGTTACAGATAGAGCTTTTATAAGTGAGTTTTATACAAATACTAGTAACAAAAATATTAAAGCAGTTCAAGCAAAACTCAAAGATATTAGTGAAACAGCAGGACTACCGCCAGCAAGAGTTAAATGTGAGGAATGTAGTACTGAATATAATGTTGCAGTTACATTTGATTACGCAAATTTTTTCGAGCCACTATCCTAAACCTTTCGCATGAAGAGGTAATGGCACTGGTGGAGAGATACGAAAGTGATGTAAGAAGCATTAAGAAGAATATTCTTAAAATGTGCTGGCATATGCGTGGTGGTATCTCTTACGAAGAAGCAATGATGATGTCTGGACAAGAACGAGATATTATTGCCAAGATCATTGAGGATAACCTTGAAACTACTAAGAAAAGTGGTTTGCCTTACTTCTAATTTATTATCTGAGTTTTATAATCACCTTCGGTGATTAGTTCAGGAGCTATCGCTCCTTCACCTTTTTTCATTTCTTTTTAACGATCAATCTTTTGCATTTCATATAGATTGATGTTTTCATATAGACTCCATTTCTGGAGTCTATAGATTAATAACACTTCATATGAGTATCAGTAATCACATTAACAAGAAGAACTCGTGTAATTGAGCGGGGCGGTTGGCCTGTACCCCTTTAATCTAGTAGACTATTCCAGCGGATCAACATATTGCCCTTGTTAACGAACAATATCTTGCTGTGGTTGCTTTTTCTCAGAGCCACAATCATTTTTTGTGCTTTGTCCCGATAGGCCAGCAATGAACGGAGTGCTGTCAACCTTCTAACGGTATATATGGGGGGACTGTCAATGCCAAAATTGCCTAATGTGCCTGTTTTTGCGCTACTACGAAGTAACCTGTGTTATCTGAGCCAGTCTCTAATTTCTTTATGTTAAAAGAATTGCTTTCTTTGCCTTTTATATATAAGAACGAGTTGCCACCAATTTCAATTACATATTCATAGTGTATTAATATAGTATAGCCATATTTGCCAAGTAATTCAATAAGTTTTTCTTCAGGTAATTTACTAATGTATGTATCTTTTTTTATGTTTTCTGCAAAAATAAATTCAGCAGTTTGTTTTTTTAAAACATATTCAAAATCAACCTGTGATAACGCCTGTGAACACCATAATGTATCATATTTTAATTTTTTGTCAATAAAATCTTCTAATTTTATTTGATAATCAAATACATTTATTGTTATTTTTTTATTTTTTAAAAAATAAAATTTATTTTTAAGCCATTTTTTTTGAAAATCAAAATATTTTTTATTAGGTTCAACTGAATAAACGGTGTTTGCTTTACAAAAATCAAAAAAAGGTATAAATCGTCCTACACCGCTTCCGCCGTCAACAATTATTTTATTTTTTAAAATATTATTAATAACATCAATTTTTGAAAGTTTTACAAAAAAATCTAATGAGATATTTGAAAGAGCTGCATCATCGATGCCTTGTATATTAAATGGCTGCGTTAATTTGGTCATTTAACTTCTATCTTTAATAAAATACTGGTTACTCATAACAGTTTGAGATATTAGTGAACCATGGCTTCTCATCACATTTAATCCATTAGTGTATATTTTAAAAATTTTATCCCCACTGTCTTTTATGTGATTGTAATAAGAAAGTGTATCTGGTGATTTTTCATCGTTGCTAGAAAATAATTTATGTGTGCCATCAATGCTACTTATATGACTATGTAGCAGTTTGCATCTGCCCATAGCCAAATTCCAATCTTTATAGTACCTAGTATTAACGCCATTGCCTAATCTATTCTTACCTTGTATAGCATGTACTAATCCGCCTGTCAATATTTTAAGTGATTCAAACCAACGAATTACCATATGACATTGCTTTATATGTAATTGCGGCAAATCGCTGCTATAATAAAAATTTTCTTGGTCTGCTCCCATGAAATCAACACCCATGTTGTCTGAACAAAACCCATACCATTTGCCATCTCGCAGTAACACTCTTGCTTTATCAATGCCCATTATATCGCCACGAATACCTTTTTTATAACTTGCTTTCAAAAAATCATCCATAACCGTTGTAGCAAATATTCTGCTAGTCTTGCTGATTTTTAAGCTACAACTTGGGTGATAAATCCAGTCGCTACCAAACTTACTATAAAAGTTTTCTATAGCTTTAGATTCAACACGCACTACATTGATTTTTAAATTAGGATAATATGTATTTTTTATATAGTTGGCGTGTAATATAGCAACTTCTACTTCAGGATCATCAAAGAAATCACGACGATCATATATTAGTAATTCATCTAACAATATGTTGTTATCTACAAACGCACGAAGAATAGTATGGCTATCATAGCCACTGCTATACCATAGTGCCAGATATGTGTATTTGTCACGAATTTGTTGACAGCGAGTGCGCATCAACTCACTCCAAGTTTCTTGCGGTTCCGCAGTCCAATCTACCCTTGACCAAGTGTCTTCCATCCAATTAAATTGAATGTTGTTAAAATTTCCATTAGCTAATTCAATAGCACGAATTTTACTATATTCAATCGTATTTCCGTTGACTAGATAATAACTTTCGTTATTAGATATATGAAATTTGCTCACTTGTATACTCTATCTCGCAGATAATACTGCTTACTTAAAATTGTACTTTCAATGGCATTTCCATAACTTCTCATTCTTTTTAAACCGTTGTCATATATTTTAAAAATTTTCTTCTCATTTTCTTTTATATGATTAAAATAGTTAATAAAATCTGGAGATTTTTCATCATTTGTGTGAAAAAATTTATGAGTTCCATCAACACTAGCAATATTACTATGCATTAGCTTGCATCTGCCCATTGCTAAATTCCAATCTTCATAGTGTTTTGTATGTATTCCGCCTAGTTTTCTATCTTTGCCTTGAATGTTATGCACTAGATTCCTTGTTAACTCTGGTAAACTTTCAAACCAATCAATTACCATATGACATTGTTTTATATGAAGTTGCGGTAAGTCATTGCTATAGTAAAAATTTTCTTGATTTGTTCCCATAAAATCATATGCGCTGCTATCTGAGCAAAATGCGTACCATTTACCGTTGCTTAGTAATACTTTTGCTTTATCAATACCCATTATATCGCCACGGATGCCTTTCTTATAGCTTGCACTTAAAAAATCATCCATAACAGTAGTAGCAAAAACTCTGCTTGTTTTACTAATTTTTAAACTATAACCTGGATGGTATACCCAGTCTTCACCAAATTTATTATAAAAATTTTCTATTGAAGATGCATTGCTGCGAACAACATTAATTTTTAAATTAGGATAATATGTATTTTTTATATAATTTGCATGAGTAATTGCAACCGCAACTTCAGGGTCGTCAAAGAAATCACGGCGATCATATATTAATAACTCATCTAATAATATACCATTGTCAACAAAGGCACGAAGGATGGTGTGACTATCATAGCCGCTGCTATACCACAGCGCCAAATAGGTATACTTGTCACGAATTTGTTGACAACGGGTGCGCAAAAGTTCGCTCCACGATTCTTTTGGATCAATTGTCCAATCTATATTGGCCCAAGTATTTTCCATCCAACTAAATTGAATTTTATTTAAATCGCCGTTAGCTAATTCAATAGCACGAAGTTTACTATATTCAATAGTATTATTGACTAGATAATAGCTATCATCATTGAATATATGAAACTTAGTCAACCAATCCTAGTCCTTCAACACTGTTTAATCCTACTTGAATAGAGATTCGTGGACTAGGAATGTTTCGAACACCATGTAATATACGAGTTTGAATAACAGTCCATGTTCGTAGCGGTATCTGGAAACTTTCAACGATATCTAATAAACTGTGATCGTTACAGCGGTCGCCATTGTTTCGCATAAGTGGTTTGCCGCGCTCATGGTAAAACACTGTCTTGTGATCCTCGCCACCGCCGTCAAGCAAATAAATTAAGCTATAATTACGGCTTAAATCACAATGTGCGCCATTTGTATCCTTGCCATCTTTGCCTGTATCTGCCTTGGCAATACGAATATTCACTACACTTTTATCTGTAATATTAGCATATACCCAATCTCGCATCTCATCATCTAAACTATATGCTAAGTTTGGCGCATTAATTTTCTTAACACCATCGACGATAATAGTGTCAGTGGTAATTTTATTCCAATCTATTTGCCGTTTACCCTGTGGCATTTGTTCTAATTTTGTATCCATTTGTGCATATGCACGATCAATTAAGTGTTGCGGAACATGCGGCAAATCTTGTAAAATTTTATAAAACCAAGTCATAATAATTCCTTTAATAACTGTATTTCTTTTTTAAACTATTCAATAAACTATTAATAGTAACGCCTGTTAGTGCAATAACAAATAGTATAGCATACATCTGGTCAATATCTAATTTACTTTTAACATCAATAATATAACTTCCTAACCCAAAATATCCACCAATGCTTCCAAAAACTACTTCAAGACTAATAAGAATACGCCAGCTATTGGCCCAGCTTGTGCTTGCAATTCCTATTAGGTTTCCAATAGCGGCTGGCATATAAACTTTAAGCAGTGCTTTAGAGCCACTCCATTGTAAATTTCGCACATGTTTTTCCCATTGCTCGTGCACTGATTCTATTGCTCGTAGAATTTGTAAGCCGCTAGTCCATACTATATTCCATACAATGATACTGTATACGACTGCTGCGCCTAGCCCCATAAACAGGCTCATAAAGGGCACCAGCACGAAACTTGGCAGAGGATTGAAGTATGCACAATAACGCTCAAATAACGCCTTTAACCACTGGTATTTCATGCAAAGTAGTATGATACAAATAGTAATAAACATACCAATAATATAACTTAATACAAGTGTTCGCATAGTATAATAGAAACTAAACCAAAACTTGCTGGTCCATATCAGATCGTATAGCGCAGATAAAATACTTGTACTATCAGGAAATATAAGTGGTTCTTGCACAATAATGTATAAAAAATGCCATCCTATTAATATAATAGAAATAGCTAACGCATTATAAAGAAAGGATCGAAACAATTAAATCATCCTCACGGGTTATATTTTTAAGACCGTCTTTGCTAAGCAAGTATATGCTGTCGCCTACTATTCGTGCTTCGGTTACATTGTGTGTAACCCATATAACGGTTAAATTTTCTTCGTGAACAATCTCACGGAAATCTTTTGCGACAGTTGCCCCTGTAAGACCATCTAAGGCGCTTAGCGGCTCATCGCATAACAATGTGCGCAATCCACTGCATAAACTGCGAATAAGTGTAAATCGTTGGCGTTGTCCGCCACTTAAATTTGTTGGACTATGATCTAGATATTGTTCTAGATTCCATCGTTTTACCAAATCAATGTATGGTTTTTGGCAAACTAATTCTAAATTTTTTTTCACAGTCATCCATGGAAACAGTTGATGACTTTCTTGAAAAACACGAAATTGATTCTTGAATATGATATCTGATCTAGAAGCAATAGACGCAAGTAAACTTGTCTTACCTACTCCACTTGTTCCCATGATAACAGCAATTTCCCCTGCTTGCACCGACAAATCTATCGGCGCAAACAGTGGAGTATTATCACTTACGGTAACTGTATGGTTACTAAGGTTAATCACTTGACTAACTTTTCATCCCATACCATGTCACTGTGCTTTTTATCTTTACCAGCGCCGCTCAAGATACCAGCACGATATAAGAAATCTATATATCGCAGCGTACTATCTGTCTTATACTGATAAACATCATGGTTTTCTTTCTTTTGTTCAACTAACTCATTTAGTGTTGGTTCAACTACTTCGTCTTTTGTCATATAGGTAATCAACATTGGGCGTGGATTCTTTTCAAATTCTGCGATAGCTGCCTTTTGTGCAGCAACCCATGCACGAGCAAGTTTAGGATTTGCATCTAACCACTTTGTTGTAGAGTATACACTATTAAGAACACCTGTTGTTTTAGTTGGGTCTTCATTGTGTGCAATAATATGCGCTCCCTTGCTGACAGCAATATTTTGCCATGGAACGCCAATAATACCGCAATCAATTTCAGGGTTTGTTTTAGTAATTTGTGCAAGTGCTTGATCACGAGGCATTACAACAATATTACTATCGAACTTGGCATATTCCTTGTCACCAAACTTTGCAGCAGTATATTGCCGCAATTGCATCTGTTCACCACTATTCATGCCCTTCATGGCAATTTTTGTAGTTGGCGTAATATCATTTAATGATTTAATTTTAGGATTGCCGCAAACTATCCATTGATCATATTCTTCGCCGCCAGCTAAAAGTTTAACTTTGGATGGGTCTTTATCAAAAAGAATACCAAACGCATTTGCTCCGCCAAATACAATATCAATTTGACCTAGCAAAAGTGCTTCGTTTGCTTTTGTTGCTTCAAGAATATCTACATAAGATACCTTGATATCATTAATTCCTTCTTTCTTGGCATATTCTGGAAGCAATTCAACGGTTTTATATAGTAGTGGTTCGCTGCTTGCATACTTAATCATTCGATTGACGCGAATTTCAGTTTCTGCATGCGCAACCGACGCAAGAGATAGTAATAGAGCGATAGTTGTTATTGTTCTGTTAAACATTTTTTTCTCCTTCCATAAAGTTAACAGATAACACAAAAAACATCAATATAATTGATGCGTATAGTATTAAATTTTTAATGAAAGGAGCTTGTAGCATTGGTGGGACTAGCTACTACGGTCGGCGTTTGGTAAGGCATTACTTACGGTACAGAACTTGCGTCCTTCGCGTCGATTACGAGTTCCGAGGTCACCAAATGTGGCCTTGCTCCAAAATTATTTATATGAGTTGCGGCAAGATTACAATTTTTTTATTATTTCTTGTAAGGTCATTGTTTCCCAATTATCGCACAACACATCTTCGCGGCGCATTTGGTCAATTACTAATGCCTCGTATAGTATATTTTCACTTGTATTTTCATAATGTTTTTTATCTTTTATAGTATTCCATATATTGTTTGCTATCATTATTTGTTTTGAGTTGTGTGTTATAAACTGTGGATGCATAAAATTAACTTCACCCCAGTCAAAATCAGCTATATTAGTTGATTCCATATCGGCAGCAAATTTTGATATAAATTCAATATCTAATATTTCTCTCATACTATAATTAAAAACATATTTTCCAGTAACATAGACATCGTTTTCTTTTCGATCATACGCAGTTGAATCGCCGCCAATGTCATCTCGTTCCCTGATAGTATTTCCGTAATTATATCTTTCTCTGAACATATCTATTGTATCTTGCGTTAATACATGATTATTATACGGATAGATTCTTTCCCAATTATCTACCATAAAATTTCTACCTTCAATCCAGTCTTTGTCTAATGGGTTGCCATATTCTTCATCATTTAACATCTTTATGTTCCATAAACCTTTTGTGTGAAGATTTATTGCAGCTAATTTGCGATGATACTCACTATTTTCGTCATGCACATTGATAATAACAGGTTCTTCCTCAATTCTCATTATCCAAAAAACACTATTATGCCATCCTTTCATCCAATTTTTTTGATTTTGATCAAAAGTAACATTGCCTCGAAAACCAACTGGATATATTGTACCTGTTGACCAACGATGTTTAATTATACTTTGAATAATAAATTCAATAGTTTGGTGCGCTGGTTTCTTAATATGTACATGCGCACTGCCATCTCGTTTAAATGGAGTTTCTACAGTTGTACTAGCAGTTTTACGATTTGCTTTGCATAATGCCCAGTGCAAATAACTTCCATAGTATCCGCCTGGATATAATAGCCATACATTTTTATCAAACATCATATTATCCACATGCTATTGAAACCATATCTTTGTTTAATTCCCAAAAACGATTATATTCCATGATTGCCCACCGAACATCTTTATATTGATACAGCATATAATATTCTACAAATAGCGGATGATCGTAATAAGAATCAAATTCAACTGCAACAAATTTGCCTTTACGATTAAATTTCATAATTAAAATATTAAAGTCACCATCGTCGCTAGCATCCATTAACTGGTCTAACCATACATCTAACTGCTTACAACTGCCGCTAAACAATTGATGGAATGGAAAATCTGCATAACTTTTGCATTCTGCATTAAATTTAGGAAAACTTTGGCCAGGAATAATATCGCCTTTAAAAGAACGAATTTGTCCTTCGTGCAGATATTTTTTTCGTTTATTATTGGTGCCGCCAACATAAGCACCACTGCCTGGCGCACGAATAAATGTTTCGTTATATAGGTTTGTTAAATGTTTGGCAACATCGCGCTCCCAACTATTGCCTTTGTTTTTACTTGGACTGGTCATTTAAAATATACTTCTTCTACCCATTGTTTGGCAAAGTTGCTTTTGTTGTTTTTGATACTGCAACTATTTACGCAGTGATTGATAGGTGTTTCTGATTTCCAACTGTCAATTATATTATCAAAGTTTTTATAACTTAAATCTTTTACTTCAGGATTAAAAGGATCGGTTCCAATAAAACAACATGGCCATAGCTTTCCACTATAGTCCATATACAAACTTTGTTCTTCTAGTGCATGACATTTTATAGTTGGTGTATTGATAAGTGTATTTTCATATCCATCTGGTACTTCAAGAAAATCTATTGGTCTAGTAGTAAATCTACGACTTACCTTAGCTCTAAACACACTAAATCCCATATCTTTTGATAATTGTTTAGCTTCCTCCACTTGATGTTGGTTATGTTTAAAAATTAACATGTCCCAATGGGCATTACCACCTGCATTAATAAATGCTTGTGCGTTTTTCATAATTTTATCCCATTGAGTATTACGGCGATATATGTGATTTGTATCACTTAATCCATCGATACTGAATACGCAATAATCTTTAGCCTTGTTTAACCTTTTTCCAAGCATTTGCCACCAACTTTGGCTTCGCAAACTGCCATTAGTATTCATTCCCAATATCATATCTGGGTTAATATAACGAAACCAATCATAAATTGACAAAGTGTGTGCAGATGCAGCAGGGTCTCCAAATGAACCACACATAAACATTTTGTCTAAGTTTGATATAAATTCATCGGTTAGTACAACTTTAATTTTATCTAACGATAAATCTTGTAAATTTAATCGTGGATCAACAGTAATCCCATCAAGTAAGAACCTTGCACATTGAGGACAAGCCGCATTGCAGCGGCTTGTTGGTTCTAAGTGCAGTACTTTTACATTGGAGATATCAAACTTCATACTGTTTCTACATCACTACTATAACTTGTAAATCCGTTTTCTTTTGTTACGGTTAGAATATTATTTACACGACCGCTCAGTTCATCACGATGTGACACGAGGAAAATACTCTTGTTTCGTTCGCGACCCATGCGTTTTAGGATTGCTAATGAATTTTCAACACCACTTGCATCCATGCCACTGTCAATCAACTCATCAATAAACAACAGATTAATGTGTTGATACAGCGATTCCCACACATCGCGGAAAGCCCATGACAGTGAAAGAATAAGACGATTGCGCTCGCCACGACTCAAGTTATCAAAGTCTAGATCGCGACCAAGCTCTGTGATTTCAACACTAAGGTCATTTTGGAACTGAACTTGATGTGGAAGACCAATAGCAGCAAGATAGGAACCAAGACGACTATTAAGATAAGCAAGGTTTTGGTCAATGATCTTCTTACGAACAAAACTATCTTTGTTTGTCAACATCTTCAACAAGAACTCTTGGTGTTCTTGCGCCTGTGTAAACTTATTAATAGCATCCCATGTAACTTCTTGAATAGCATTTCGCTCCATTTCAACAATTTGGTCACCATACGGATCAGGTTCTTCTTGTTTTTGGATAAGAGAATTAGCCAACTGTTCAAGAACATTTCTATGGTTTAGCGCATCTTCAATCGTATCATAATGGAACGCGCCAATCTGACTTTCAACAATCCACTCTCTATCGCTTAATTCAGTTGCTAGTTCTGTAATCTGTTCACTAAACGGACTGCTCTCTAGCATACGGCTTTCAAGAGATTTATTCATATTCTCAAGAGTATTGCGATGATTGAGTGCTTCTTCTAGTGCTCTGTAATATGGTTTTTGTGGTGCGGTTAACTCACCAATTAACTCAATAGTTTCAAGGTGTTCAGATTTCTGCGTATGGTTAGCAAGCAACTGCAACACACTTTCACGCAGAGTGGCTTCTTTTGCTGCAAGAATATCTGCTTGATTATCATCATGTAGTTCGCTGCCACACGCATAACACTTATGGTTCTTAAGGTCTTCGATCTCTTTCTTTAACTTAGATTGTGTCTTTTCTTCTTTAGCATTGGCAGTGTCAATGCTTGCAATCCATCGTTTTGCTTCATCACGGCGCTTTACTTTAGCATCATAATCAGCGATATCACGGTGAATAGCAATTTCACCATCGATATCGATGCTAGAAAGATTTGCAATATTAAGTTTAGTTGCATCACAGTCATCAAGTTGCTTTTGTTCCCATAAGCTTTGGCGAACTGTAATGCTTTTTAACTGGTCTTCTAGTTTCTTATTAGCAAGAAACCGCTCGCGCAGACGATGATTGTTAATTTCTGCATCAATATCGATGTCTGCCAAGCTAATAAGATTTTTTTCAATCTTAGAAACATCTTCTTCATGCTTTGTGAGCCACAACTTCTGGCGTTTCTTAAGACTATCAATCTGTTCCATAATACGAACATTAGCATCTTGAACTGCTTTGATACGAATTTTTTCTTCTTGGATCAAATCCTTGGTATTTTTGATTTGGTTCTTTAAGCTATCTGCTTTTTCGCTAAGAATAGTAATACCAAGAAGCTGTTCAATGACCTGTCGTTGATCATTTGCTCGCATACTCAAGAATGGTTCAGTGTAGGTATTAAGTGCTACAACATGCTTGAACATGTCTACACTCATTCCTAACAACCGATCAATGTCGTTCTGCGTCTCGCGGCTATCGCCTTGACTATCATCTTGATAGCCATTTTGTTCTTGTCCATCAATATACAGCTTAGTAATATTAGGACGACGACCGCGCTCAATGCGATATTGACGACCTTGAACTTCAAAATCAACTGTTACGACCATGTTTTTACCATTGGTTTTGTTGATAAGGTTATCTTTCTTAATATTTGTTAACGCTTGACCGTAGAGACCATAACTCAGGGCGTTGATGATTGTGGTTTTACCCGTGCCATTTCTAGCACCAGTGTCATCACCTCCTAAATCTAAATTTTCACCTAACACCAGTGTCAGGTCTCTACGGTCAAAGTTCACGGCTTGGGTCGCATTGCCCACGCTCATGAAATTCTTAACTGTCAACGAGTTAATTTTTAACATGCTTTATTATACCTGAATTAAAGTGAATTGTAAATTTCCATTAGCAACTTAGTATCATAATGTTGTGTATCAAGGTTACTAATTTGACTTAGCACAATTTGGTCTACGCTTTCAAATTGCACATCACCGATAGCATTTTCAGTCAAGACTTCTCCGCGATGCTGAATAAGGCTCAATTCACGAACGCCATATGTTTTTTGCATCTCGTCTTTAAGGAAAGTTGCTTCTTCATATGAAATAGAAACATCTAGTTGAACACGAGCATAAGTTCTATCATCAAGATGATCTTGCGGCGCATCTAGCATTTGTAGCAGTGAAAGTGTGCGATAACGAGGTGCGGCAGTCCAGTTGTGATACACAGGAGTTTCGCCCCACTGCAGTATCATTGCGCCGCGCTCATCATCCCATGCATCAGCATAGTTGTGTGGAAAGGCGTTTCCAATATAGTGGACATTACCTTTTATTTGTCGCTTATGAAAATGTCCTGTAAACACAGTATCTACGCCACCAAGGTCATCTACCTTTAGACCGCCATGGTCTGGCATTTCTACCTTGGCGTTCATAAGAAAACTTGGCAATTCAAAGTGACCCATAACATATTTTGACTTAATCTTGCGCATACTCTTGTATTCCTCGCCAATAAGCCAAGGAACAAATGTAACATCGCCTTCTGTATGTTGATTATTGATTAGTTCAATGTTCTTAAACTTTTCAACATACTTGATACTTGTAATAGTTCTGCGGTCTTTGTGATATAAGTCATGGTTGCCAGTTATGAACATTACTCGCATCTCAAGGTCATTAAGACGCTCAAGTGTGCGCAAACTTGCATCCATTGTATTGATGTTCAAACTATTTCTAGTATCGTGGAAATCGCCAAGAAAAAGAATTGTGTCGCAATTCTCGCTCTTGACTAGATCAATAAACCATGTTGTATAGTTCTCGCAGTCTGCGAGAAACTGTGCGGAGTTGCTCTTATAACCTAAGTGTAGGTCGGTGAATACTGCTGCTTTTTTAAACAAGTTTGTCATAGTATTACCTTACTACACTAACTTTATTTTGTCAACTATTAAATTGTTTCACTGCCACTAGGTAAATCAGATGATCTTATAGAATTATCGGTCTGACGAGTGTAACTTGGGTTGAGACCGTTTTGTTCCAGAATATCATCTCTGAGGTTTTGATTACGCTTTTCAACATTAAGAACTCTAGTAAAGCTATTGGTAATAGTAGCAGTATAATAAGCAAAAGGATTATTAGATTTGCTTTCGTCAAATTGTAGTCCTACTTGTGATAGTTGTAACAATGCCTGAGAACGCATCTCATCGTTGTATGTATAACCACGCCAGTTGCCTTTTGAGCCATATCGTTCACATAGTTTAATAAACATGCGAGCCAACATAGGTGTCATTTTGCCATGGTCTTTATTAAACCAACCATTAACAATACCACCTTCCCAATGTGACTTTGCTACACATACTAGTTCATCGTTTTCATTGAATCTGTAATGCTGAAATGGTGGAAAATTAACTTTAGTATAATGATCTGCTGTTGCTTTTGGAGATTTTTTACGGCCTGGCGCTAGTGGAATATGATCCCAACATATAATTCTAAAAACAAGCTCTGTCTTTGTAATTTTATGCCAATCTATTGAATGGTCATCTAGTTTACTTTTTACGCCACTGAGCGTTTTTGCTTCCCAAGCTAGTTTGGCTATCCTATCGGCGCGATTTCTTTTTGCTTCTGCAATGGTTCGCTGATTTACTTTACTGAGACTAGGTAAAATAATATCATATTGTTTGTCTTCATCAGTTAAAAAACTGCAATAAGTGTTTTTACTTTTATGAATTTCTCTTAATAGTTCTTTGTTGGTGAGGTAAGGGGTTCTTTTTGCTATTGTCATGTCACTATTATATACTACTATTATTAATTAATAAATATTTTTATTAAGGCAGTCATGGTTAATTTTACTTATTCCCCAGGTCAATACTATACGAGAAATCCAACTCCGCAGACTTCACTAAATCCTTTTAGTGGAATCGGGGCAGCGCCACCTGCGTATGGTATTAATACTAATTTTGGTGTATATAGCGGATATAACCCACAGATACCTAATCCTGGAACTGTTGGATATAGACTGCCAGCACAAAGTTATGCAAACTATGGCGTAAACAACCCAACTAATTTTGGTATACAAACATTAAAAACAACTTTAATCAATAGCGCAGTTAATGCAGCGGTTGGTACAGTGTCAGATAATCTTATAGGCAATGATCCAAGTTCAACCAGACTTCTTGGCACAGGTCTAGCATCAGGCGGAATCAGTGCTGATTTATTACAACCTACTAGTGATACAAGCAATGCTGCGTTTACTGATGATACTGAGACTCGTGTTTTAATATATGATCAAACTGGACAATTCATAGGAGAAAGTGAAGTATTCAGGCCACTGATGGCGATGGCTGGTGTATTATTTCCTTATACTCCTACTATTCAAGTAGCGCATAAAGCAAGTTATGACATGATGTCACTAGTGCATACTAACTATGTTACGCCACAATATCAACATAGCCAAATTGATAACATATCTGTGCAAGGAATGTTTACTGCAAACTATCCTGCGGAAGCAGAATATATGATGGCAATGATACATTTCTTCCGCACAGTAACTAAAATGTTTTATGGCAAAGGCAATTTAACAGGAACTCCGCCACCTGTATTATATCTAGACGCTTATGGTCCATATGCTTTTGATCATATTCCAGTAGTAATTACTGGTTTTGATTATACATTTCCAAATGATGTAGACTATATCAGTTGTTCTACCAATAATCAAATCCAAAGAGTTCCCACCAGTCTTTCGGTGAACCTAAGTATGATACCAACATACAGCAGAAATAATGTTAGTAATAACTTTGGACTTGCTGATTTTAGCAATGGCAGTTTAATAACTGGTGCTGGTGGCGGCAGAACTAGAACTGGAGGATGGTTGTAATGGCTATAAACACAAGTACATACAGTCAAGCTAGTCCTTATTATGCTACTCCAAAATTTGATAACGGTAAATTTTTAGATTTATTAATATACAGACCTATACCAAAATTAGCTAACGATGTATTAACACAAATTGCACCAGTTTATAACCTTCGTCCTGATTTGATGGCATTTGATTTATATGGAAATAGTGCGCTGTGGTGGGTGTTTGCAGCAAGAAACCCTAACACATTGTTTGACCCACTGTGGGATTTTGTTGCTGGAACATATATCTATATACCTACTACGGGCACTTTAAAAGCAGCATTAGGTTCGTAAAATGGCAACATCATTAACACCAACCGATCAGTTAGCTGCAGCACAAGCACAGTATAAAAATTGGTTAAACCAGCAAATTGCCGCTGGAAATCAAATTACTATGGGCGATATAAACAATCAAAAAGCTGCTATACTTAATACGGGTGCGTATCCTGCATTAAATGTTGGTTCTATACAAGCGCCTCAAGTTCCTGGTGGTGGATTAACTGTTACAATCTCTCCTGATAGTTTTTTTATAGAAGGACAAGGCGGCAACTATATTCCTGATAACAGCATTTATACAGGAACGCCTATACTGCAAAACCCAATTGGCGCTGACCCTGCGCAGTTACTTGCAGCGCAAGATGCCGCAATTGCTGCGCAAGATGCAGCAAGTCAAGCTGCTTTAGAACAATCCCAAACAAATTTAGCAAATGCACAAGCAGCACTGGCTGCTGCCAAAGCAAGAACCGCTGCTCTTCAAGCTGAAATAGATGCAAATACTGCAGCAATCGGTGCTAATGATCCAACCGTAGGGGTAGCTGCCACTGCTGCCAGTGATGCAACTAACTCACAAATTGGTATAGCTCAGCCCACATCTAACATAGACCCTGTTGGCGTAGCAAGAAACCAAGCAAATGCAGATGCAGCATTAGCTGACCAAGTTGCCAAACAAAACAAAATTATAGAACAAAGCAATGCGGTTGCCGCGCTTGATCCGCGAAACACTGCAACTGGAAGTGGACAAGGAACAACATTCGTTGGTGCAGTTACGCCTAGTGTATCACCTGCTGCGCCAGAAAATACTAATAATGTAAGTCCTGTTAATGAAGTTGTATCTGTTGGCGGTCAAAATTCTACTATTACAGTTCCTGTTACGCCAGTGCCAACTGGTACTGTAGAAGATCAAGCAAGTCCTGCATCAGATGCTCTAACAGGAAGTGATTATGGGACGCCCACTCCATCCATATTCAATGACCAATCGCCTTCGTCTTTATCTTCTGATTTGCGGCCACTGTTACAACCTACTGGCATTAGTAGTCCATCATCTACCGCAACAGTAACTGGCAGTGGTCCTGCAAAAGCTAATCCAAGTGGAGATAGTTCTGCTGGCAGTGGCGCATCTAATGGCGGTTATTCATCAAAAACTGCTGGATTTAACGGCTCTAATGTTAAAGAAAATAAATTACATGATTATGTAAATTGGACATATAGAGTAAGTTTATATGCTGTACCACGAGATAATATTAATGCTGCTTATAATGGTACACTAACGCCAAATAATGTTGGAAGTGTACTATTGAATGGTGCATATTATGTGTGCAGTGATGGTGGATATGGAGATGGTGAGGCAGGAGCAAGTAGACAATTTTTTCCAACTGATTTATCAATCGATAATCTTGAATTAGAAACAGTTGTTGCTAATGATAATAGAACTCGTGGAACCGATGTCTATAAAATGAAATTTGATATCATTGAACCATATACTGTTAATTTTTTAGCTAGATTACAACAACTAGCTACTTCATTAAATTCAGAAGCTGGTTTCAATTGGGCGCTTACTTTTTTTGTTATGAAAATTGAATTTTTAGGCTACGATGATTTAGGTAAGCCGCAAAATATACCAAACACTACCAAATATATTCCATTTACTTTTACAAAGATGAAATTTAAAGTATCTGCTAGCGGTGGAAAGTATAGTTGTGATGCCATTCCAGTGCACAGTGTTGGAACTACGCCATTAGATAATACTATTCCATTCAGTGTTGAGGTACAAGGCGGTACCATTCAAGATTTATTCAATGCTACTAGTGCACAATATGGAACAAACCAAGCTGGACAAAATCCTGCTGATAGAGCAAGTGGTATAGCTAACACAAATGGTCAGGTTGCTGACAATACTACAGTTACAAAAGGGCTAGCAGATGCTCTTAATAAAAGTGAAATTGCAAAAACAAATCCAAAAAATGCAGGACAAACAAAAGCAAATGTATATGAATTTCAATTTGACCCATCAATTTTAAATGCTACTATTGCCAATCCTAAGAAGTTTAATCAACAAGGCACAAGCATGACTGCGCCAGATAATACGCAGAGTTTACAAGCAGGTAAAGCTGGTTCCTTGGTTGCAGATTTTACAAAAGGTTCATTTAAAGCACAAAGCGGAACAAAGATAACCGATTTTATTAATAGCATTATTTCTGTAAGCAGCTATATGACAAATCAACATACTCCTAGCGGTCATGACAATCAATCATTAAATCTTTGGAAGATTAACCCTGTTATTAAATTCGGTGACATTGACAAGGCAACAAATTTTTATCAGAGGACTGTAAAATATATTATTACTCCATATGTTGTGCGAGGTTCAGATGCAGTAGGATTTGGCCAACAAATAGTTGGCAATGATGAGATTGTCAAGCAATACTTGTATATCTATAGTGGACAAAATAAAGACATATTAGATGTTAATATTGAATATAACATGGCATTTTTTGAAGTAAAAAACGGCAGTGCTGTTACTAAAAAACAAAGTGGTGACGCACCAGGAGATCAATCAGACCCCAATGTTACTGGATTTGGACAAGCAGATTCTTATGATGGAACTGGCGACAATAGATTTTGGAAACCAAAGTATCACTATGTTGAAGCTATTTTAAATCGTAACAATACTAGTGCGCCAACGCTTGATGATACTACAATTGCTGTACAAAATCTTATGGAAAAATTGTATGATAATGGTGGCGACATGTTTAAGTTGGATATTACAATTGTTGGCGATCCAGATTGGATATCTCAAGATGTTCCACTATATGGCCCACTTATTGGCACAAATGTATTTGCTGGTGATAGCGTTAATTATTTAAAGCCAGCATATTTTAATTTTTACTTTGCAACACCAAATACTGATTATGATGACACAACTGGGCTGTTCAATAGTGCACAAACATATAGTCAGTTCAGTGGAATATTCCAAGTTAGCATGGTAACAAGTAGTTTCAGTGGTGGCAAGTTTACACAAAAACTTAAAAATTATCGTGTTCGTAATCAAAAAGATAGCCCAAGTTCGCCTTCTCGCAGTGACAGTGCACCATCACAGACAGTTAATGCACTGACTGGGGGGGTTAGTGAAAACCCGCCAGCAGAGCCAGCAACAAAAACAGTAACTGCGCCAAACACTTCGACAACAAACAAATACAGCGGTCCAATAAGAAATGATGATTTTCGTAATCGTGGAGTAGGTGCTATCGATGCAACAGGCGGAACAAATATAACAGGTGCTCGTGGACAAGGCATAATCGAAGATGGTGGATAAAGGATAACAAATGGCCGATCTTAGTCATACAGAATTTAGAAAAGCTCCTAAATGGAGTACACAAGAACAAGCCGATGGCATTAGAATTAATGCTGGACCATTTGTAGGTATTGTAAAAGCAAATACTGACCCTATCCGCAGCGGTAAACTTCAAGTCTGGATAGCAGAACTAGGCGGCGATCCAACGGATGATTCAACTTGGCGAACAGTAAGTTATTGTACTCCATTTTACGGCGTTACTAATAATCGTGATGGCAGCGATTATAGCGGAAGTCCACATTCTTATGGTATGTGGTTTGTTCCGCCAGATATTGGCGTTAAAGTTCTTTGCACATTTGTTGGTGGCGACCCAAGCCGTGGATATTGGTTTGGATGTATACCTGAATGGCCTAGTATGCACATGATTCCTGGCCTTAGTGCTCCAGTTGATGGCTCTTCTCCTGCTCCTGTTGTTGATTTCTTTGATGATAAAACTGATCCTAGTGCGTTAAACAATCCTGCCACTTTAAAAAAATTACCACATAGTATACAAGAAGCAATTTGGACTAAACAAGGACTGTTGCAAGACCCAGATCGCGGTCCAGGAACAAGCAGCGCATTTCGTGAAACGCCAAGCCGTGTATTTGGTATCAGCACTCCAGGCGCTCCTATTAATCCAGCCGACCCACAAATAGTTCCTGATCCAGAAAATCCTGGAGTGCCAGGCCCTAATGGAACGCCTCCAGGTAAAAAGATAGCGGTTAAAGGTAGAAAAGGCGGTCACACCTTTATTATGGATGATGGCGATGCTAACGGAAAAAATCAAATGATGCGCCTGCGTACAGCAGGCGGTCATATGATAATGATGAATGACACTAAAGATTTTATCTATGTAATTAATAGTAAAGGAACAAGTTGGGTTGAAATTAATTCACAAGGCGATATTAATGTTTATAGTGGAAGCGCAGTAAACATAAGTGCAAATAGTGGAATCAATCTAGAAACCAAAGGCGCATTAAAACTGCATGGCGGAACAATTGATATATTAAGCGATGCTGCGCTAAACATTCAAGGAAAAGATGTAAACATTAATGGCGGTGGAACTACAAAAATTCTTGGAACCAGTGGATTACATTTGAAAGGTGCAAGTACATATCTAACAGGCGATAGCTGCCTACAGATACAAAGCGGCGGACACATTGACCTTAAAGGAAGCTGCGTTACATTAAACACCGCAGGGGCTACGCCAGCGCAAGCTGCTGGCTCAGCAAGCCCGCCTAAATCTATGCCTACTAAAGAAGCATGGAGTGGTCACAAAGCAGCGTCTGGTGGAGGAGTTGCAAATCCACAAGCACAGCCAAGTTATGGCGCAAATCAAGGACTACCTGCTGGTGCGGCTGGGCCATATGGCGCAACCAATAACTATGGCAGTAGCACTGTAACACAAAACTATGGACCAATGACCAATAACATTGGTCCAATTACATATAACAGCGGTCCACAGGGTAGTTTTGCTGGTCAAAGCAGTGCGTTTGCACAATATTCTCCTGCAAATTATAATAACAATACTGGTGGTCAATCTTATACTACTTTAAGCAATCTGCAAAATATATCATTTGGTACAGGTGCTGCGTTTGATGTTTCACAGTCTCAACCTAGTTATAATAACGCACAGTATTCAACGGGCGAACTTCAAAATAATCCAGGTAATCTACAATACAGTAGCAATGACGGGTTTGCGGTTGGTTTTGCAAATAATTTAGCGGTATATGCTCGCCCAGAAGACGGTATTGCTGCGCTAATGATATTATTTGATAGTGTTGCTGGCAACAGTCCACTTACCTGTGCGCAGCTTATTGCAGCATATATGCAAGGAAAAGTTACAGACAATGCTGTTTCTCAGTTTGTTCGCTTTATGCAAAGCACCCTTGGCGTTGATCCAACTGCTTATGTTGGTTTACTTGATCCAGCAACTCGTATTGCATGGGCAAGCGCAGTAATATATTATATCCAAAAACGAGTAATTTATTCATATGAGCAAATTGCTACTGGTTGTGCCGAAAGTTTGGGAGTAGACCCAACTACATTCACAAATGCAGCACAGCCAACAACTGGTCCTTGGCAAAATAACGGAACACAGCCTTATACAACTGGATATATTAGTCCAGCTAGTCCATCGCTTCTAAGTGGTGGTAGCAGCTTAATTGGTGGTATTGTCAATAATGTTGTTAATCGTGTAGTAGGAGGTGTTCTTAACAATGTTGCTGCTACTGTTGGTACCGCTATTGGAACTACTGTTGGCGGCGTTGTTAATAATGTTGTAAACACTGTTGGCGGCACTGTAAACAATGTTGTAAACACCGTAAGCAGTGGTGTAAGCACTGTTGTTAATAATGTTTCTGGTGCAGTTAGTAGCACAGTGTCTGCCGCCACAGGACTTGGTGATACTGCAAGCAGTGGTGGCGCGGCGTACACCCAATATATCGGAACAAGCGTTGGCAGCGGACAATGCGTTGCACTAGTTCAAGCAGCAAGCAATGTTGGCTACACTGGTACTTGGAGTCCAGGCAGCAATGTTATCAGTAACCCTCCTCCAACTGGAACTGTTATTGCTACATTTGGTAGCAACGGAACATATCAAAATGTTTCTGGTCAAAGTCATGCCGCTATCTATCTTGGACAACAAACAGATGCAAACGGCAATGTAACAGGTATTGTGGTGCAAGATCAGTGGGCAGGACATGCGTGTGGTACCAGAGTTATCGCAGTCGATCCAAATGCTCCAGAAGGAGCACAGAATTTTGCTGTTGTTACTACACCAACAAATCCAAGTGGCGTCCTCGTCAATGGCGCTCCATCGCCTGTAAGCAGCACAGTAGACCCTGGACAGCCAACTGGAACACTTGATCCACAACAGCAAGCAGAACTAAACGCACAAAATGCTACTACTGCAACTGCAACAAGCGATGCAAGAAATCTAACAGATACATCTACTGCGGGGTCATACTATGATCCAAGAACAGGCGAAGTAGTAAATCAAAGTTCAAGCAGTACTTCTAGTGCTAGTTCTAGTACAACGGATACATCATATCTGTATAATTCATCTAGTCCATCTGGAACTACTGTTTCTGGTGATGGAAGTGCTAATAATACTACTGCGGCAACTGATAGCACCACTGTTACACCAAGTGCAATGAATCAGATTGAAACAGGAACTACTCCAACTGCAACTGATACATCATATCTGTATAGTTCTCCTAGCAGCACATCAGTTATAACTGATACATCATCGACCACTACTACTACTCCACAACCAGTTTATGATGGAATGGGTAACTTTACTGGTTATTATGAAGAACCAACTGCTGCTGCGCCATCAACTGCATATAACAGCCAAACACTTAATGCAACAGATATTGGTAGAAATAGCGATTATACCGAACAGCCAGTAGGTATTGGCGTTGCGCCTCCAGCGCCGCCATCTGATAATCTAATTGTTAACCAAACTCCTGCTACTCCAGACCAAAGTAATGCTGGATTAACATATGATCCTCGTACAAATGAAGTGGTAAATTCTTCAGGTGCGGATAATACGGTTAATTCATCAACTTCTGCGCCTATTACTACTCCGCCAAGCGATCCAGGCAGTGGCGCAGCAACAACTGGTGCACAAACTACTCCACAAGGAAGTGCTGCCACTGGCTCAGCCGCTGGCAGTTGTTAATAAGGTAAATATAACATGGCATTGTATAAAGGTTATAGTACTGTTAATAGAGATTTTGGACCATGTGCGATCAGCGATAATGATCTCATAGTGCAAGATTTATTAAATCATTTGCAAATTCGTAAAGGTGAAAAACTTATGAATCCAAATGTTGGTACTATAATCTGGAATAGACTGTTTGACCCGTTAACGCCAGCATTAAAAACTGAAATTAAAAAAGATATTGATAGAATTATAGCATATGATCCTAGATTTAATGTTGTGAGTAGTACACTTGTGCAAGAGTCACCAGATGGTCGTGGTTTAGTGCTAAACTTTCAACTACAATTTGCTACAGATAATAAGATTGCTCAGTTATCTGTGATATTTGATAAAGTTGCCAATAATCTATTTGTGCTTTAATAGTAGCATATTATTATTAAAATAAATAAATGATAGAGAAAAAACATGGCATCTAATACTAGACAAACTAACATATTTGCTACCGAAGATTGGAAGAAGATTTATACAACCTTCTCTAATGCAGATTTTCAAAGCTATGACTTTGAAACTCTTCGTAAAGTAATGGTTGATTATATCAAGACTTATTATGCTGAAGATTTCAATGATTTCATTGAAAGCAGTGAATATGTAGCTCTTCTTGACCTTATTGCATTTACTGCTCAAAGTGTAGCTTTTCGTGCAGATTTAAACGCTCGTGAAAACTTTCTTGAAACAGCAGAACGCCGTGATAGCGTCCTGAAACTAGTAAAACAACTAAATTATATTCCTAATCGCAATGTTGCAGCAAGCGGGTTTTTAAAAATAAATTCTGTTAATACAACTGAAAACATCAATGACATCAATAGCAAAAATTTAAGCCGCGCCAATATAACTTGGAATGATGCTAACAATGCTAATTGGGTAAGTCAATTTACGCAAGTATTAAATGCGGCATTTACCAGTAGTCAAAAAGTTGGTAAGCCATATGCTAGTAAAACAATTAACGGTGTTCGTACAGAACAATATAACATTGCTATACCAAACACAATATTGCCAATATTTAATTTTGGCACAAATGTAAACAGCATACCAACAAATTTTGAAGCAGTATCTGCAAATATTTTAACAACTGATACTATCACTGAATCTGATCCAGGAACTCGTGGACAATTTGGTATAATATATCAAAATGACAGTCGTGGAAATGCTAGTGCAAATACTGGATTCTTTATATACTTTAAGCAAGGTCAACTTAATAGCGTAGATTTTAATATTAATGAAAAAATTGCTAATCGCGTATTCAGCATTGGTAGTGACAATGTGAATAATAACGATGTATGGATGTATGAATTAGTAAATGGCACATTAGGAACTCAATGGACGCAAGTTGCTAATACTTCTGGCAGTAATGCAATATACAATTCAGTGGCTCGCGGAATAAGAACACTGTACAGTGTTAATACTCGCATCAATGACCAAATTGATTTAGTATTTGGTGATGGCAGCTTTAGTGATATTCCACTAGGAAATTATCGTTCTTATTATCGCATCAGCAATGGATTAACTTATAGAATATCTCCAAGTGATATGGGCAATGTAATCATTGCAATTCCTTATATTAGCAGCAATGGTCGCACTGAAACACTTAGCTTGAATGCAAGTTTACAATATACTGTTAGTAACAGCAGCCGTCGCGATTTAACAAACGAAATTAAACAAAAAGCGCCGCAAGCATATTACACTCAAAATCGTATGGTTAATGGAGAAGATTATAATATACTTCCATATACTAATTATAGCGATATTGTTAAGGTCAAATCCGTAAATCGCTTTGCAAGCGGAGTTAGCCGTGGATTAGACATCACTGATCCAACAGGAAAATATACTTCAACAGATTTATATGCCAAAGATGGCGTGTTTTATAAGAATCAATATAACAAGACTTTTAATTTTACATTTGCAAGTCGCAACGATATATTAACAGTGTTAAATGCTCAAATAATGAAAATCATGGGAGATTATCCTATGAAACATTTTTATTATGAAAATTGGTCTACGATTGAACTTAGTTCATTACAACCAACTACTTGGACTCGTACAACCGATGATACCAGCACTAGCACTGGTTTCTTTTATGCATCAGCCGATACTACAAAAAAACCTGTATCAATTGGTGTAGGCAACACAGATTATAGAAAGTATCTGTTGATAGGAAGTCTTATTAAATTTGCTGCACCAACTGGTCAATATTTTGACGCTACCAATACTTTGGTTACTGGAACACCACAACTTAGTACAGATAGAACTTATATTTGGGCAAGTATTCAAAGTATTACAGGCACGGGGAACAGTACAGTGCTTGTTGCTGGAAGAAAAATTGGCGCAGTAACTATTAGTGAAACAATACCAAGCGGCGCAATAGTTGACCAAATTTATACACCGTTTTCAAATACTTTACAATATAACACTATCAATACTATTGTTAGTTATATTTTAAATAAAACTGAATTTGCACTCGAATATAGATATAATCTTACCGCATCCAATGCTGATCCTTGGTATATTATTCCAATAAGTAGCGTTGATTCAACTTCTGCATTTAATTTAACTACACAAGGCACTGCTACCGATAGTAGCTGGTTATTTAAATTTAATACAGATGGCGTAAAGTATACTGTAACATATCGTCAACTTGACTATGTTTTTGGCAGCTCATCGCAAGTAAGTTTTATTAATACTAATCCATACGCAGTATATGATGCAGCAACTAATACACTGGTCAATGATAACATTCGTGTTCTTGATGTTAATTCAAATATATCAAATGATGTTAATTTAAACATTTTTAAAAATGTAGTGATGAGTGATGGTTATACTGATAGCACAAGAATATATGTTACCTATCCAGTGAGCAGTACCAGCAGATTGCCAACCGATCCAAATATTTTTAATAAAATTGCTAGCAGTGCTGGATATGTATTTTTTAAACAGTATACTGACAGCGATAATTTAATACGATATAGTTTAGTGCCTATTGGTGGTATTAATATACTATATACTACTTTTTCACAGATAAACTATGTTAGAAATACATTTCCAACAGGTACTGTATTTTATGCATCCGCAGATGCAATGTTCTATCAAATCCAATCTATAAATTCTATTGCTACGGTAGTTGATGTCAGTAGTTTATATCAAGTTTTTCTTGGCAGACAAAATTTAATATTTGAATACCAGCACAATGCTGAAAATACTCGTCGTATTGACCCTGCTGCTACTAATCTTATTGACACATATATATTAACTCGCAGCTATGACGAAGTATATAGAAACTATGTTGCAGATAATACAGGCACTGTAGAAAAACCAGCAGATTTAGATAATGTTACGCTTACCAACAGCTACAGTGGTTTATTTGATTATAAAATGATAAGTGATGAAATGATATTAAATGCAGGTATATATAAACTGTTGTTTGGTGCAAAAGCGCATTCAAGCTTACAAGCAAATTTTCAGGTTGTAAAAAATCCAAGCACTACGGTCAGCAATACTGAAATTCAAAGTCGTGTAGTTGATGCTATAAATCTATACTTTGCGTTAGACAATTGGGATTTTGGCGATACTTTCTATTTCAGTGAATTATCTGCATATCTACATCAGCAACTTAGCGAATATATAAGCAGCATTGTATTAGTTCCTGTTGACAATTCCGCTAGTTTTGGTAGCTTATATGAAATTCGTTGTCAACCAAATGAAATTTTTCTAAGTGCGGCAACCGTTGAAAATGTCCAAGTTGTTTCTGGCGTTCTCAGTGGTATTAATGCGGCTGGAATAACTTTATCTACAGTAAATTATTAAGGTATACATAATAAATGGCTAAGCGCAGAAGTATTGATTTTCTACCGTCAGTTTTTAGAACTAAGACTAACCAAAGATTTCTAAATGCAACGGTTGACCAATTAATTCAAGAACCAAGTCTTAAAAAGATTTATGGGTATATTGGACAACAGGATCAAAGTTCAGTATTTCGCTCATCAGATTATTATATTAATGAAAATGATAGCTATTCTCAGTTTTATCAGCTTGAACCTGGCGTAGTAATTAAGAAACGACAAAAAAATAGTAATACTTTTACTATCGATAATATCTACAACTATCCAGATTTATTAAATCAATTAGTTTCTAGTGGCGCAATTACAAGTGACCATCAGCGTTTGTTTTCTAACAGATATTACAGTTATAACGGATTTGTCGATCTTGACAAGTTAACAAATTATCGTCAATATTATTGGGTTCCAACTGGTCCGCTACCAGTTGATGTCACTGCCAGTGGTATTTCTTTAATAAAAGAATTTAATGTTCATCGTGTAAGTTACACTGCAAATAACCAAAGCGAGTTACAAAGTGCTAGTATAGGTCAAAGTGGATATACAATAGATGGATACGAAAATATTGTTAATCCAACTATTACTTTACAGCGCGGTGGCCGATACACATTTAATCTTGGACAAACAGGGCATAAATTTTATATTCAAAGCGAAATTGGAACAAGTGGAGTAAGCAGCGTCCAAGCAAACATTAATACAAGAGATGTGTTAGGTGTTTCAAATAATGGCAGTGAAAGTGGAACTTTAATTTTCAATGTGCCGCTGAAGACAGCACAAGATTCTTTAATATCATTAGATACTATACAAAATATAGATATGATAGCGCATGTTCCTTATAGTGCCATGCAGGGACAAAACTACGATACCTTTATTCAAAATTATAATTTAGACGGCGTTAAAGCATTTTCTACTGCGTTAATCTGCATCGATTGGCCATTTAATGACGGTGACTGGTTAGATGTTCCTTCTAACCAGCGTAATGGAATTTGGCAAGTTACTATTGATAATAATAAATTTCTTCCTGACGGCGTAACTACCAATCCAAACTATAGAAATATGACCTTGGCGTATTTGAATGATTGGACAGAAAACACAAAGACTTTTGTCAATCAAGGTGACAAATATGGCCATACATATGTTTATAGAAATTCAAACGGTGTAATTACTCAGTTTCCAACTATTACTGCTCCTCTTAGCACATTATATTATCAAGATGCTGATAATCCATTAATTTATGGTGAAATTAGATTAGTTGATCCTGCGCCTGGAACCTTTTTAAATATTAATGATATCATCGGGCATGACCAGTATACAAGTCCAAATGGCATTAAATTTTCAAGTGGTCTTAAAGTAAAATTTACTGGAATAACTTTTCCAACAGAATATCAAGATAATGAATATATTGTCGAAGGCGTCGGAACTAGTATTAAACTTTTAAAATATAATGATTTGGTAACACCAGAAATAATAAATCAAAATGTCGGTGATTTGTTTGGCAGCGATATTATTGGTTTTGATGATAATAATTTTGATGGAACATCGAACGCACCAACGACAAAAGATTATATAACAATAAATCGATCCAGCGCAGATGGCAATAGTTGGAGTCGCAATAATCGTTGGTTCCATCGTGAAGTGTTGCAATATGCTGCAGATAAGTCAAATCAAATATGGAATTTTGACGCTGCTCAACAAGCTCAACGACCTATCGTTGAATTTATTCCAAATTTAAAATTATTTGATTATGGTACAAATTATGCTGGAGCCGTAACAGTTCTTGATAGTAACACAACTGATGCTTTTTTTCAAGTAGAAGGTCAAAATAATTATGCACTTATCAAAAACGGAAAATATGTAAGCGACAATATATTATTACAAAATGGTCAAACTGTAATATTTTTAAATGATGTTGATCCTATTGTAAGAAAAACAATATATCAGGTTCAAAGTATTCGTCCGCGCAGCTCTGCAACTTATAATTTACCAACTATTGCAACATCACATGCAGGAACAAATACTATTTTTCTAGCAGATGTTGGAAATATTAAAGTAAACCAAAAAGTAACTTCAAGTTTAATCCAGCAAACTCAACCAGCATTTACAACTACTGCTGGTCAAACTAGTTTCTTTTGTAGTTTAATTTCAAACCTTGGTAATTTTGATGCTTACTATTTTAATGTTTATTTGAATAATGTGCTGCAAACTAATAATGTAGACTATAATGTAACATATCAACAATCAGTATACTACACTGGTTCAAGTTTGGCTACATCAACTGTTAGTACTATTAATTTAAATAATTCTATAACTTTACCAACTATTGCCACTACATACGCCACCGTAGTATCTGGAAGCAATATTATAAGCATCAATAGTGGAAGTGGTATAGTAAATGGACAAGCAATATCAGGCGCTGGTATTCCAGTTGGTACAACTGTTATAAGTGGCGGCGGAACTAATTCATTGACTTTAAGCAATACTTGTACACAGTCACTAACATCAGTAACTGTTACAACTTATGTTAATATCCAAACTGGCCAAGTAATAGTTGATAATGGCGGAATATTTCAAAACGGTACTACTGTTATAAGTGGCGGTGGTACTCAAAATTTACTGTTAAGCAAGGTAACAACTGCCACTGCTTCTGGTGTTACTATAAATGTCTATCAGGCATCTTCAAGCTATTATAACCCTACTATTAATTTCTTAAACAAAGTAATAAATTCTTACTCTTTTGTTAGCACCGCTGGACAAACTGCATATGATTTAGTCAATACTGCTATTTCTTCTGTTACCAATTATAGATATGATGTTTATGTTAATGGTGCGCTAAAGACACTTACTACCGACTATACTGTTAGCACAGATGTAAATGGGCATCCTGTTATAAATTTAAATTCTGCGCCGACAACTGGTTCTGCAGTTGTTATTAACTATGTTGTAACTGGTCCAGCAACTGGAACAACTGTGTTGGTTCAGTATATTCCACTATCAACTCCTATTTTACCAAATACTACTGTTACATCAATTGATTCAGTAAACAACATAGTTTATATTAGCACTATAATAAATTCTGATATTGCAGCAGGGTTGTATCTAACTTTTGACAACAGCGCAGATCAAATTCATCTTGTTCCAGTTAAACAGGTTTTAGATGGTGATAATGTTGTTGCTATGGAAGGCGAGGTAAACCAAGGCAATGTGTACTTTTATGATTCTGGCGTCTGGAATCTTGCTCAACTAAGCGTAGTAGGTAATAGTGGACAACTGCCGCTGTTTGATGTCATTGATATTAATGGATTTAGTCTAAGTGATACTTCTGTTTATCCGAGCAGTAATTTCCGTGGTAGTAAACTTTTTGGGTATGCCATTGGTAGTTCAACCGCAGCGATTGATAGCGTTCTTAAATTTCCATTAGTTAGGCAGTCTGTTGGTAACATCGGTGATATTGTTTTTGAAAATTATTATATCACCGATACATTTAATTATAATTTAAATTTTAAAGATAATGTTACTAATGTCAGCACGGGATTTGCAGCAAAAATAAATTATTGGAAAAATTATTCTTTTGAAAATGGATGGTCAGTTGTTTCTGATAAAAGTAAGCAATATATTACAAAAGTTATTATTGCCAGCGAAGCAAAGAAAAATAATTTTGATCTTGAGTTAGCATATAAGCACAGTTATTATGAAAATAACATATTTGTGTATGTTAACGGCGTTTTTGTTCCATCAACTGCATATACTGTGCAAATTAATAATATTACCACTACTATTAAATTTAATACTGATTTGGCGGCAGGTGACAGATTATTTGTAAAGATAAACGGCGTTAGTAATATTTTTAAGCAAAACTATACTATGCCCAAAAATATCACTAACAACAGTGAAAATTTAAATTTTAATACTATTACTTTAGGTCAAATTAGAAATCATTTGATTGAAATTGGAAATAATTGCTTAAACTTAAGCGGTGAACCAGCAGGTAGCAACAATTTCAGAGATTTAAATTATTCAAATATTGGTGGTAAACTTCTACAACATAGTTCAAGTTTAAGACAAGCATCTTTACTGTTGGCAAATCCAGATGTCGATCCAGTTCGTGCAATCACATACTCGGAAAACAGCTATCAAAATTTTAAAAATCAGTTAATTGGTTTAATTAACAACAAAGAATTTCCTGATCCAACAGACGCTCGCGGTTCGCTAGATTTAATCTTGTCAGATTTTACTAAATTGACAAACACTAACAGCACATTTTACTATACTGATATGCTAGCAACTGGCAGTCAGTATATTACTAATAGCTATACTATACAAGATAATACATATCGATCATTTAATCTTACTAATACATATGCAAATAAGAAAAGTAGTTATAATGCGGTTCTAGTTTATCTAACTAATAAATTATATGGCACACGGCAGCTATTGGTTAACGGCGTTGATTATACGATTACTAATTTTACTGTAACAATATCATCTAATGTTAGCATTTCAAGACTCGATACTTTAAGTATCTATGAATACCCAAGTACTCTTGGCTGTAATGTTCCTGCAACACCGAGCAAGCTAGGATTATATCCTAAATTTGTTCCTCAGAAAATTTTAGACGATACATATAATACGCCACAGAATATGATAATTGGACATGATGGAAGTTATAATCTGGCATGGAATGATTATAGAGATGACATTTTATTAGAATATGAAAAGCGCGTATTCAATAACATTGCAGTAGATTATCAAAATAATAGTGATTACAGTTTGGTAAGTGTTGTTCCTGGAGCTTTTAGAGTAACAGATTACAGTATTGCAGAATGGACTCAGTTGTTAAGCGGCAACTATCTAAGCTGGAGCGGACAAAATAATGTAGATATTTTTACTAACAATAATAGTACAAATTCATTGTTTGGTTTTAATTACAGTCAAGCAACCGATAAGTTATTTGGTCAAACATTGCCTGGTTTCTGGCGTGGAATTTACAATTACTTTTATGATACTGATAAGCCGCATACCAATCCATGGGAAATGTTAGGTTTTACAGAAAAACCAAGTTGGTGGGAAGCTCGTTATGGCGTTGCACCATATACAAGCCAAAATAGTACCCTTTGGGGAGATTTAGAACTTGGTTTAATTTATAATGGTGCTCCAAATAAAAGTTATATTGATTCAAAATATACAAGAACTGGTTTAAGTCAAATAATACCAGTTGACGAGCATGGCAACTTGCTAGCTCCGCTACAGTCATTGGTTGCAAAATATGATTCAAGAACAGCAAATGACAATTGGCGAGTAGGCGATCAAAGTCCAGCAGAAACTGCATGGAGACGCAGCAGCAGTTATCCATTTGCAATGCAAATTGCTTGGTTCCTAGCAAAACCTGCTGAATACTGTGCATTAAATTATAATTCTCGTGATGTATTTTACAATGAATCACTAGGACAAATAATAAATCAAAAAACAAATACTCGTGTGTTTGATTACAGTATTACAAATTCAAGTGAGTTTATTCCTGGATTCAATGTTTGGGTACGCGATTTACTAACTAGCAATAACTTAGATGTAACTAATAACTGGTTAGATATTGCTAAAAATAGTAGTTTTAACTTAGTTTATAAAATGTCTGGATATACTGATAAAAGTTATCTAACAGTTGTGGCTGACCAAGTAAGTCCTTCTAGTACAAATAATAGTGTTCTTATACCGCCAGAAAATTATCAAATTAAAGTTACAAAAAGTGCGCCAATAGGCAGAGCAATATACAGCGCAGTGGTTGTACAAAAAACAAGCACTGGTTATCAAATATCTGGTTTTGATAAAACTCGTCCATATTTCTTGACAATTCCTAGCAAAGTCAGTGGTAACAATTATGGATTAACAGTTGGTCAGCTTACTGGAATCATTTATAAAGATGCAGAAAACACTGTAACTAGTTTTCCTTATGGCACAATATTTTCAACATATCAGCAAGTGGTTGATTTCTTAATAAGCTATGGCAGATATCTGATAAATCAAGGGTTTATCTTTAATGATTTGCTTGCAGATAATCAAACTGTAAGTGATTGGACGCTTGCTGCTAAAGAATTTTTATTTTGGGACCAACAAAATTGGGGCAATAATACAGTTATTGGATTAACGCCAACAGGAACTTCAGTAAACTACAGCAATGTATTTGGTGTAGTAGATAAGATTGCAAATGATCAAACATATACTAAAGTAGTTGACAGTGATGGTACTACATTAACTGGAAGAGATTATCGTGTTTATCGTGATGATAATAACTTTAGTATTACGCTAAAGAATCCGCAAAAAGGTATTCATTTATTAGATATTATTATTGTTCAGTATGAACATTGTTTAGTGTTTGATAACTCTACTGTTTTTAATGACATCTTGTATGATGAACAAGTTGGCAGTCGTCAATTTAGATTGCGCCTTGATGGTGTTAAGACACAAGGATGGAACGGAAGTTTATATGCGCCTGGCTTCTTGGTAAATTATAGCGATATAGCTAATTGGACAGCATATACTGATTATTATACTGGTGACATCGTTTTATTCAAGAATCAATATTATGCTGCAAGAAATTTCATTCCAGGTGCTGTTAATTTCAATTCTACAGATTGGTATAAAATTTCTGGAGACTTGTTGAAAAAACAATTGATTCCAAATATGACATCCAACGCTGCTCAATTTACTAATTTTTATGATCCTGACACTGCCGATCTTAATACTAGCGCAGACATTCAAAGTAAACATGCAACTGGTTTCCAAGACAGACAATACTTTACTAACTTAGGCTTAGACCGCACAAGTCAGTATAAGTTCTACTTGGGCATGCTTACTCAAAAAGGAACGCAAGCTGTTTTAAATGCTTTCTTAAGAAATCAACAAAAAGGCATTGATAGCGAAATTACTGTTTCTGAACAGTGGGCTGTTAAACTTGGCAATTATGGTGGCACAAATAATGTTGACAAATTAGATTTTAATATTGGCAACAGTAAGACTATTAATAATCAATATCTATTTGAGTTCATTAATCAATATGATGCGGTAAGCAGTGATCTAAACAGTATTAAACCAAGTGATTTACTTCTTGCTCCACTAACTTATAACGCTAATATCTTTGCACAAACAGAGTATCAAAAACCAATAGTTTCAACGGCTGGTCCAGTTAATATTGCTGATACTACTGCAAGCGTATATGATATAAACAAAATTTATAATATTAGCAATCTAAATGGCATATTGGGCGAATCTAGCAAAATATGGATAGCAGCAGATAGCGAAAATAAGTGGGGCGTATATCGTTTAACGCAAACAAGTAGAGTCAATGTTACTGGCGTAAATCAAACAGGTTCTACCGAAATAACTTTTTCAACTGATATTCCGCATGGATTGAATACTTTTGATTATGTGATGATCAAGGGCGCAAAAATAGTTGCTTCTACTGGAACATCTGGTGTTATTGACTTAAGTGGGTTCTATAGAGTCAGCAATGTTCCAAATGCAGTGTCATTTTCAGTAAAGATTGTTAACAATACTACTATCAGCAGTGGAAAACTATCTGCTCCAATGTTTAAGTTGATAAATGTGCGATTTGGCACAGTAAACGATTTTGCTAATTTTACGCCAACTCGTGGTTGGCAAGATAGTGAAATTGTTTATATTGATAATGGACCTAACGGATATCAAGTATTACAAAACACTGATAGTTGGAAATTTACAGAAACGCGCAGTCCTGTTTTCACAAAACCTAGCGACTTATATGGTTCAAGTATCAAAGTAAACTTTACTCAAAGTTTTGCTGCAGTGGGTGCCGCTGGAAAAAATACTACTGGTCAAGTATTCATTTACGGAAAAAATCAAGAAAATGTATGGCAAGAATTAGGAATATTAACTCCTGAAGCCAGAAGTTCTGGGTTTGGTGCTGCAGTTGATGTAAACAACAATAATATTGTTGTAGCATCCGCTCCCTCATCAAATAAAGGCAGCGTTTATACAGCAATTGCAAATAGTCAAGCTATTAGCGTAAATCAAATTATACATTATGACAACATTTATATTACTGCTAGTACTCCTGTTACTCCTTATGGAAACAGCGCAATATTAGTAGATAGTAGTTATGGGCTTGCAAACTTTGCAGTAGGAATGAAAGTTGTTGGCGCAAACATTGCAAGCGGAACAGTTATCAGTAATCTTACAACTGGTTACCCATACAATGTTATTGGAATTAGTTCAAACTTAGCAGTTACTAGCAGCACAATTGCTGGCGGAGCAAATGTTGCCATATATCCAACACTTACACCAAATAGTGCATTTGGAACAAGCTTATGTGCCAGCACAGATGGAAACTGGTTGTTTGTTGGCGAGCCAACTCTTCAACGAGTGTTTGTTTACAAGTACCAAATTGTAAACCCAAGCAGTTCAAACAGAGTAGGTGATGGATATACAACTATATTTTCATATCCTCCAACTGCTTATAGAATGAATCTTGGTCCACTTGATATTAAAGTGTATGTGGGTGGAAAACAATTAGTCCCATACCTAGATTATATCAGAAGTCCAGATGGAACAGATAGTATTACATTCAATACTGCGCCAGCAAATGGTGTTGCTATTAATATAGTATATGAAAACTACTTTCAAGAAGTTAATCAGATTGTTACCGATGATCCAACTGCTTCTGGTTTTGGGTCAAGTGTTTCTTGCAGCTATGATGGCCGTGAAGTTGTTATCGGTGCGCCGTATAGCAACAGCGCATTTGATATAACATATTCAAATTCAGGAAAAGCATTTGTTTATGAAAGAACCGTAGAAAATTTTGTATCAGATGGCATTTCTTCTACTTTTAGCTTGAGTAATGCTTTTACTGGAAGCGATACTATTACTACCGCAAATCTTATAACGCATCCTACAGTAACCGTAGATGGCGTTGCTGCTGCGGCGACATTTAACTATGCTAATAATTCTGTAACTTTAACTAGTGTACCAAACCCTGATAGTATAGTTGCAGTATCGACTAATCAATTTATTATTACAAAAATTGCTACTTCTGATTCTGGTCAAGTTGGTAGTAATTTTGGTCAAGTTGTACAAATGTCCAGAGATTCACAGACTCTATATGCAAGTGCTCCAGGTTGGAATTATACAAGTTATCAGAATGGTGCAGTGTTTGCTTTTGTCAATATACCTAAGCGATATGGCATAACTACTGGAACCAACACAAGTGTCAACATGGCTGCAAACCTGCAGTTAAGAATCAATGATTTTCTAGTGACATTTACTGGCGGAAATGCTGCACAGTGTGTAAAAGATATTAATTCAGCTAATATTATTGGTGTAACAGCTAGCCTAACATCTTCAGGTGCTGTGCAAATAGTAAGCAATGATCAAGTAGCAGTAAACAAACTTAGACTTCGTAATGAATATGGTGATCCTCTTACTGCTATGGGCATCGTTCCTTGGCAGCTAACTCAAAAATTATTCAGCCCAATAATTCAAGATTCTGAGCGTTTTGGTGAAAAATTAAGTTTAAGCCCAGATGCTAATACGGTAGTTGTTGGAACTACACTAAGCAATAATAAAATCACAACAACTTTTGATATTGGCAAAACAACATTTGATATTAATACTATCAGAATTATTGACACTGTTCATACAAGCGGTTCTGCGCATATATTTGAATATATTGCTGGAAAATCAAATAGTTTGTCAGATATGGGAAGCCTTGTTTATGCTAAGCTATTAACTCAGCCAAATATTTCAAGCCTTGATAAATTTTCAACTGGCGTCGATATCAGTGATAATTTTATTCTCGTTGGTTCTCCAAATTCTAAAATTTTGGGAAATCAAACAGGCGCAATGTATATCTATTATAATGCAAATTCTTCTCCTGTGTGGAATACTATCAGAGAACCAAGTACTCCTACAGATAGTAGAATGATAGATAGAGTTTATATATACAATTCTGCTACTAGCAAATTGATTGCAGACTTGCCCGTATTAGATATTCTTCATAATCGTCTTCCTATATCGGCAGAATCGTATATTGATTATACTATAAATTATGATCCTGCGGTATATAGCAATGTTCCTAGCACAGTTAGTTTCAGTGTTGATAAGAAAAACAACTGGGGCGAAGAACAAATTGGCAAACTATGGTGGGACACCAATAGTATAAAATACTTTGATAATTCATATGGCTCAAATCTTGAGAAGTTCAATAGATGGGGACAAGCATTTCCAGTAAGTTTAGTGTCAATATATGAATGGATTGAAAGTTCGGTTCTGCCAAAGGATTGGGCAGCAGCACATCCATTAAATCCACCGCTATACACTGTTAATGATGTTTACAGCACACGAAATATCGTTGATCATTCAACTGGATTGGTTACAACCAAGTATTATTTCTGGGTTCGCAATAGCACACGAGTTGATCCAAAGAATGTTAGACCAAGCGCATTTGAAATTCAAACTGCAATTTCACAGCCTAAACTATCTCCTGAACCATTTGCGGCAGTAATTTCTAGCAATTCTATTGCATTATATAATGTTACTAATCTAATAGATGTAGATACTAATTTAGTAATTGAATATAAGAATACCATTAAGCCACAACTTATCCATAATGAATGGACAATGTTTGATGACGGCACTGACCTAGGTATTGCCTCAGAATTTATTAATAAGATAAGCGATAGTTTATCTGGTCAAGATTATAGTGGCAGAATTATACCTGATCCAACTTTAAGTATTGGTCAAAAATATGGCATGAATATTCGACCACGCCAAACACTATTTAGTGATCAATTTACTGCCAGAAAACTTTACATTGAAAAACTAAATGAAATTTGTATGAAATACCCTATGGTATTGACTAGAAAAAGTGCAGTATTAGCATTAGATGTAGGCGAGGCGCAACCTTTAAGTTATACATATGTAAATTCTGTTGCAAATTTAACTGAACTTGGTTATCTAGATGCAAATGTATACAACGAAGGTGATTTGGTATTGGTCACAAATGACAGTACTGCAAAAAATGGCTGGTCTTTATACAAGCTAAATGTAGAATTTCCAAATACTAGAACTTGGTCAATTCATCAAGTTCAAACTTATAATGTAAATGATTATTGGTCATATGCTGATTGGTATAGCGACAAGTATAATCCTGAATTTAACATAACTTACACTATAGATACTGAAAACCAAATTGGATCACTGAGCTTAAATGTTAATGATTTAATTTATATTAAAAATAGCAATGCCAATGGATGGAAAATAGTACTAGTTAATACTAACGGATTAGAATTAATTGGACAAGAAAATGCTACTATTCAGTTTAGTTCAACACTGTATGACCAAATATCAAGTGGTCAAGGTTTTCAAACCAGTAGCCTCGAAACTGTTGGATTTGCAAGCGATTCTAATTTAGAATTTTCTGTAATATTTGGCATAGTTCGCGATTTGTTGCTTGTATATGAATATAGAACTGATTGGAAAAGTATTTTGAGTTTGATGATTGATACTATTGCAACTCAACATCTACAAACTGATTGGCTGATGAAAACAAGTTTTGTTGACATATATCATCGTGTTCGTGGTCTTGATCCACTGCCCGTATATCTTCCACAGCCAGAAACTATTGTAACAGATTTCTTTAACGAAGTAAAACCATTTCATACTAAGATAAAACAATATGTTGCTAGATATGATAATTCTAATAATATTGATTATGCATATTCAAGTTTAACAGATTTTGATTTGCAGCCATATTATAACACTGCAATAAGCAAGTATCGTAGTCCTCAACTAAACAATAGTTTGGATACTAAGACACTAAACACACAGACTCTTTATCAGCCTTGGAGAAATAATCATACATACCAAGTTTCAAGAATAGATGTTTCTGCAAATGGTTCAGGTTATACTAGTTCAACTACCGTAATAATTGAAGGCGATGGCACAGGCGCAACTGCAAAAGCATATATTTTAAATACGGGTGTTTACACTATTGAAGTTACTAACCCAGGCTCTGGGTACACATATGCAGTAGCTAAGATTTATGGTCTTGGTTCTGGCGCGAAAGCTTCTGTAATATTAGACAATAGTCCTGTTCGTCTTCTTAACACTAATATTAAGTTTGACAGATATACATATTTTAATAACATATCTGATTGGAAGGCAAATACTTTTTACTCAGTTGATTCAGTTGTTGTCAATAACGAAGAGCCATACAGAGTTATCACTGCACATACAAGTGGAACTACCTTTGATTTTACAAAATTTGCACTGTTAAAAGTAAAAGTATGGTATCCTTATACTGAATATGCGGTGAATGATATAGTAATATATCAGAATACTAGCTATAAAACAATTAGCACATTTACAAGTAGCGAATTGTTTGATACTAATAACTTGGTTAGCTATAATGGTTTGTGGTTAGATAATGCTGCAGATCGTATTTGGGCATATTATTCTCCTATGTCTGGTATGGCTGGGCGCGATCTTGCGCAGCTAATGGTTGGCATGGAGTATGGTGGTGTAAATGCAAAAGGACCAAACTTTGACCAGACACCAGGATACGATGTTAACAACTTTGATAGCATTGAATATGATTCAAGAACCCAAGATGTAGGTGGTGTGTTTGATGATTATGGTGCACAAGCAGAAGATACCTATATTCAAAGTTCGTTTACTGATACTGGACTTGGATTGCGTCCAGCAGATATCATTGTTTTGGGTGGTGAATTTGTTGACAAGTATTCAAGTAATGCACCAGAAGAATTAATTCCTGGAATAATTAATGACACTTTAGATATCAAAGTTAGAACATTGCCAATAAATTCTGGCAGCGGCGATATTATGATATTCACCAACCAATATAGTGTAACTAATAGTTTTAGTTTTGATACAGTACTGACAGGTGTTTCTTGGCCAGTTGGAGGAATTGAAAAATTCTTTATTATTGATAGAATAGCAGGACCGCTTGCCGAAGATGTAGATTATACGGTTAATTGGCAAAATAAAACCATTAATTTAAATTATAATGCTAATACCACGACATTTTTTTATTGCATAATGATGGGAAGTAATGGAATAAATCCAGTATTTGATCAAAATTATACAGCAGATGGTATTCAAACAGATTTTGTAATTCCAGATAATACATTAAGTACAGTTCAGCAAGCATATGTCAAAGTAAATGGAAAAGCAGTAAGTAATTGGGTACTAGTTAATAAGCTGTTGAATGGAATTAATACATTAACGGTTAGATTCAATACTGCCCCTGTTGCGGGATCATATATCCAAGTCCATTTATACGCGGTTGCAGTTGGAACTCGTGCATATACAGAAATTACTGAACAAACATTTATAACGAGTACAGCACCAAATTACCCAGCCGATTATACATATATGCTTACTAATCCCGAAGAATATCAAGAACCGCTAAGTGCTTATTCAATTGTAAGACTTAATGCATCAGATTTGGTTCCTCCACAACAAAGTTATTATGTGGGTGATGCAGTGACAACTGCATTTAGCTTAACAAGAACATATATTCCAGACACATATGTCGGCGCTACTATTGAAATTGAATTAGCAAACTATGTAGCAACTATATCACCAACCGCTATTTTGGTAATTGTTGATGGAGTTGTTCAAAGATATAATATTGATTATACTATCAGTGCTGATGGAATAAGCATGCCAATAGTAGTATTCACTGCTGCACCAGCATTGAATAGTAAAATTACTATTAGTGATTCAAGTAACAGCGATTATATAATATATGGTGGAAATACACTTGTTTTAAATCAAAATATAGTATTAAATCCTAGCAGTGTGATAACTGTTCTTACCAGAGGAAATCACGATCCTAGTCAAGTTTATACTAAAATTTTTAGCGGTAACGCAAGTAATTCAATCGTTGATGTTGATCTAGGTTATGATGGTATTGGTTTTGATGATACTGGATTTGATAATGAGTTAAGCACAAGTATTTCAAACGCCATTTACACATTGCCATATGCAGTAACAGACATTAATCAAATTTATATAACTTTAAAATCTCCAGGCACAACTGGTGGGCGACCATTGTTGCCATATTATGATTATAACCTTATTTCTCCAACCAAGTTGGCGATGAGCAATAGTTTAGGATTATATACCAACAGTACTATTATTGTTAGAATTTATGGAAGTATTATACGAGAAACTGCGGTTGAATTTAGAATTTTTAAAGATATTAATAACACCACGAGATACTATGCAGTAAGACCAAGCCGTGTAACTCGCTTAAGTAAAATTTTGAATCCTACGGACGAGTGGGTGTATGTTGAAAGCGTAGTTAACTTGCAAAGCCCTGATCCAAAAACTAACATTGCTGGCGCAATTTTAGTCAACGGTGAAAGAATTACATATGGCACAGTTGATACTGTAAACAATCGTTTGGGCAATATTCGCAGAGGAACAGCGGGAACTGGAGCAAGCGTCCATGAAGTAGGAAGCCAAGTTGATGATGTCGGTTCGACACTTATGATACCAAATAGTAGTGATAAAGTTATTACTGTAAGTAATGACACTTATATAACTAATAGTGCTGGAACAAATGTGCTAGTGCCTGCAAATGGAACACTTATGCAAGGCATAATGTTTGTTTCAAGTGGCGAAAGTTTACAAACTAGCGCAAGTCAACAAGCAAAGTTTATAAGAGAACTTTAAATGAATAAAACACCAAAAGATAAACCAATAAATACTACCAATGAAACCGTCAGGGAAAAACCAATGACTAAGCCAAATGAACAAACTGGTCTCTTACTTCAGGGGCACATTAAGATACATGATCCTACAACGGGTGAAGTTTTTATAAACAAGCGTAATGCTATTCACTATGAAAATTTCTCACTGGCTCTTGCTCAAAGTATTTCAGATGTTGGACAAGGATTAATTGAAGGAATGGCATTTGGTAATGGCGGAACTTCAGTAGACCCAACGGGTGTTATTACATATCTTCCAACTAATACTAGCGGTAGCAACAGCAGTTTGTATAACCAAACATTCTACAAAGTAGTTGATGGAAATAGTGCATTTAATCTTGACCCTACCCGAAATAATATTCAAATTCGTCATACAACTGGTACTGTTTATAGCGATATATTCATTACTTGTACTTTAGACTATGGCGAGCCAAGCGGTCAACAAGCTTTTGACAACACTACTAACTTTAATGATAGTTTTGTATTTGATGAACTTGGGTTGAAAGTTTCTAATGGCAGCGGAACTACTAATACTGGAAACTTAATTACGCATGTTGTTTTTCATCCTATCCAAAAAAGCCTCAATCGTTTAATCCAAGTAGATTATACGGTTCGTGTTCAAACACTTACTAACCTAACATCGCAGGTATAACCAATGACATTTTATATTAAAAAAACCAATGGAACAACACTTGCGTCAATAGCAGATGGCACTATTGATAGCACAACGACATCTATAACACTAGTTGGTAAAAATTTTCCAACTTATGGTCAACTATTAAATCAAAATTTAGTTAGTATGTTAGAAAATTTTGCTAACACTATAAGTCCGAATCCTGCGTTGACTGGCCAACTTTGGTATAATAGTGCCACTAATACATTGCAATATTATCGTGCTGGCACTGCAAACAACTATTGGCAAAATTTAGCAAATATTACATATAGTTCAACTACGCCAACCTCTGTTCAGCAAAATGATTTTTGGTGGGATACTGCAAACCAACAATTAAAATACTATGATAATTTTCAGTGGATTACTATTGGTCCCCAAACAACAAATGATGGAATGAATCGTGTCAGTGGAACAAACAGTTTTATTGTACAGATTGGCGGCAGCAATGTCTTTACTGTTGATGCATATGGACGAATAAATGCTGCGTATAATCCAGTAATGCAAGGAACAGGAAATTCTGCCTCTGCTCAGTTTGTTGGTACTGGATTATTATACCCAATACCTTGGATTCCAAATATTACAGTTAATGTTGGTGCTTATTTTAATGGCAGCACTGGCGTTTTTACTTGTCCAGTTAATGGCATATATCAAGTTTCTGCCAATGCTGTAAGTTTAGGATATCCTAGTGCAACAATAACTTCAACTCAACGAATGGATTGGTTAAAAAATCAAAACAGCACTGGCATTGGCGCGAGAGTAAAGCACCAAAATATATTGTCATCTAGTACTCTTGCTTTTCCAATGACTGCATCTGGATATATTTCATGCAATGCAAATGATACTTTGCAGTTAATTGTTTCAGCAGATACTGGCGGTATCATAGATTTTCTTGACAGCAGTATGAGCATTCGGTTAGTAGCCTAAGCCCTATAAATACCTTTAGGAAGTTAAATTATGAGTTATAATGTTTATAAGACCGATGGCAATCTGCTAACAATAGTAAATGATGGTGCTATTAATACTAGCACATCATTGAACCTAGTAGGTATTGGATACAATGCATATGCTGAATCCATTGCTGAAAGTCTTGTGCATTTAATGGAAAATTTTAGTAGCTTGACTCCGCCTACTTCTCCAATAATTGGTCAACTTTGGTGGGATGCTGTAAATCACAGACTTAATATTTATGATGGTACTATCTTTAAAGCAATCAATAACATTAATGTTAGCGCAACTGCACCAATAAGTGATACTTTTGGCGATTATTGGTATGATACAGTAAACAACCAATTAAAATTTTTTACTCTTACTGGTTGGCTAGTCATTGCTCCAGCATATACCACTAACCAAGGCGTTAGTGGACAAATTGTTAATACATTAACTGATACCCAAGGATTATCTCATACAGTTACTAGTTTATATAATGCTAATAATTTAATTGCTGCAATAGTAACTGAGCCGTTTTCAACTTATAATTTGCCTGGTTTATATACGGTACAAAATGGTATAAACCTAGCTGCTGGATATGAATTAAATGGCACAGTAAGTATTGCTAGAGAATCACTTGGATTAACTGCAAACGCCGATGTAACCTATATGCGCAGTAATTCTAATACTGGTACTATCGGAACGATAACTGTAAACAATGATGGTGGATTAATAATAGGAAATTCTTCTATTTTAAATATCCAAAAACAATCGGATGGTTTTGGTTTAGATACTATTAGATTGCATACAGTAACTGGAAATTTAAGACTTACTGCGGGTGATGCAAATGCTGGTGGAGCTGATCTATATATAACAAATACTGGAAAATATGGATTTGGTGACAACAATCCATATTGGACTGTAGGAATTTCTGGTGATCTTGGATTAACTGGTAACATCTGGCAAATTGCGGGTGGTAATAACGGAATATATTGGGATACAAGCGTTGGTACTGGTATATCTCACGGTACCCAATATTATCCTAATGGAAATGTAAGTCTTAGTCAATTGGTATTACAACATGGTTTGTCAACCATAAATTTAACAGATAGTGGCACTATTGGTATCACTAATCCTATTATATATGGAAATACACAGGCACAGGGTCCAGTATATGTTTACAACAGTGTATACGCGCAAGGAATAAATGCGCCAAGCATTGGAAATAGTAGCACCGTCTTCAACGGTTTCAATTCAATAACTCAGTATGGTTCTGTTACTTCTTTGCTAAAAGCATATGCTATTAATGGCGCTACGATTGGAAATAGTGGCGCAGCATTTATTGGTGATAGTCTTACTACAAACACTATAAATGCTGGGTTGGTTGGAAATTCAAGCAGCACACAATTACAAGGCACATTAATAACTGCTGCTCAGGGAAATATTACTAGCCTTGGGTTGCTAACTGGCTTAACAAGCGTTGGAACTATTAAAGCAGCAACAATGAACGCAGGTGTTATTGGCAATGCTGGTGCTGCATTTACTGGTGCTACTGCAACTCTTACTGGTGCTGTAGCCGCAAACACCTACACTGGTGTAGCGATAAATGCTGGTACTATCGGCAATGCTGGTGCTGCGATTGTTGGTGCAACAGTTACTACTACGGGATTAATATCAACAACTAGTACTGCAAACGCTTCTACAATGAATGCTGGTACTTTAAATGCTACAACTATAAATGCTACACAAGAATCAGTAACAACATTAAATGCTGGCACTGTTATAACTTCTCCATTAGTACAGGCTGCAACTATTGGCAACACTGGTGCTGCTATAATTGGTGCCACCTCAACCATGTCTGGCGCAAGCAAAGCTGCAAGTTATACTACTACTGGTGGTGGACAACTATCAGGATATTTTACGGGTGTTATTGGGGCAAATGTTCCAAATGTAGCTTTTTTTAGCACGGTTACC